TTTTTGTTTAAGCTTATTTATTGTTTGATTTTTTGGATTTTTGACTTTTTTAATTATGCTCTGTAGTCTCTTTTTCTTTATCATCACTATAAATTTTTGCAAAACTGTCAAATAAATTTTGCATTCGTGTGTGATCATAATCACTAGTTTTACGATCATTTTTTTCTTCTGCATAATTAGATGCATTTACGTACTCGTCTATTTGTTGAAGCACTTCTTTGAATGTTTGGTGCATTTCCACCATTTCTTCTAATGAGTATTCTACTTCTAGTTTACCTAGTTCGAACTGTACTTCTTCTGATACGTTTACTTTGATGTTTTCTAATTTAAATTTCATATTATTTTAATTTACCGATTCTAAAATTATTGTTGTTAAACTTTTGTTTTGTTAAGTATTTAACTATCTCATTTTTCTTATTAGATTTTTTATTGAAATAGTTTTCTATTGTACCAAAACTGTATTCTAAATGCGTATCCCATAGTTGTTTTTCTATAGCATACTGTTTGTATGTTTTAAAATACTTTTCTAGTATCATGCAGTTAAGCTCCAGGTTTTTAAATCTGTAACTTACCTTTTTCATTTTATAACCTTCAGGCGCTTGTTCTACAACCTTGCCGTTAGGTATAATGATTACTAAGTTTTGTTCTTTTCTGTAGTGTGGTATGCACTTGTTCATGTTGTGTGCTAATACTGCGTCTGCTACAAAATTCTTGTTTGAAATTACTAATGCCATTGTTTTATTTTTATTGGCGTTTCGGTAAATGAATACCTAACGAAATCAGTCGCTAGCTGTTGCTTTAAAGTGTGTGCTCACTATAATTTACTTTATTAATTCTAATAAATCTTTATAAATTTTAATTTCATTTCTACATTGACGAATTTCTTCGTTTAGAATTTGATTATCCTCATAATCATCTACATCTTTTTGATGTAATTTTGTAGATTCCAAACTTTTTTCTGCGCCTTGCATACTTGTTTCTAATATAGATTTCAAATTAACAATTATTGCTAGTTTTTTATCTATATCACGGTACGCTTCGCGCAAGTCTTGAAGATATTCCATATTTTTTGCAGAAAGTGACTCTATCCTTCTGAATAAATATTGTTGTTTATCTACGTGTTGTTTCCAACTAACGCCTAATGGAAATATTTCTGATTTTTTATTCATGACTTATCTCTTTTTGGCATTAATGGTCTTTTGTGTAAGTCCCACCATTCACTACCATCATACTCACCTCTTGTCATCCATAAACCATTTCTTAGCCATATAGTGCCAAAGAGTTGTTGAGCGCCATATCCTTGATAATAATTAATTTCATTCATCTTAGATAACCATTGTTCAAACTCTTTATCAGTGTGACCAGGATATAATATTGTCCAATTATATTCACTTTCAGGTTTTATATCTTTTTGATAAGTTATCGAAGCAGCCTGTATACCGCTTAAAGGTATATTAGCATTAGTCAATAGTTTTACTATTTCTGCTTTCGCATTTGTCATATTGTATTCCCTATTAAAAACACTCAAGGGTTCCTAGTTTTTAGAGTGTTGGTTAATTATTTATAAATCTAATGGTTTAGATGGATTATCATTATACTCATCTATTTGTACCTCAAGAGATGTACAATAAGCTCTTAATGATTCATTACGTAATTGTAAATCTACATTATCTGATTTGAGTCTTTTGTTACGTAATCTTAACTCAAGATTTTCACATTGCTCTTCAATGAGTTCTTTTGATAAACTAACACTATCAGGTGTTAATTTATTATTTTCTAAATTCATCTCATCAGCCAATGATTTACGTAACTTTGATAGTTTTAATCTAAGTAAAACATTCACAGAAGTTAATCTATCTACCTCAGCTAACGCCTTGCGAAACTCAAGGTTCTTATCTAATTTACTCATTAGTATTTTAATATTACTTGGTTAGACATTACATTAACATAGTCAACAACATTCTTGTCATTTAGATGGAATGTCATTGTTCTAGCACCAGGCTTATAGCTTTTAACAGCTATTATTTCTAATGCCTTCTTACAAGGTTTGATTACTGCTTTTTGTATTAATAGTTTAGTACGCTTAGTAACACCTGTTTCTACATTAGTTTCATACACTTTAAGATTAGTCATATTATTAATACGACTAGCAATATCTTTAATCTTGTACTCCAACGTAGGCTTGAAACTCATTACATCATAACTTGTCTTAGGTTTGTCTAAGGCATTTGTGTAATAGTTACTTGTACTTAAATCTGTTGTTGTTGCATATCTTGCAACGATTTTTAAATCTCTCATCTCTTTTTTTTTGAGAGTTTGCAGGCAAATGAATGCCCTACCGAAATGTGTCGGCACACATAATTAAACAAAGTTTTAAACATGACTTGACTTTATCAAAATTATTGTATAACTTTGAAGTCATAAATTAATCACTTAAATAAATGAAATTATAATAAAACATACTTAAACCACATAATTCTACATAACTACTTGATTATCAATAACTTAAACATTTATAGTACTTAAAATAGTACTAAAACTATAGTTTATAGACTAGTAGATATTATATAACTCTTATGTAGTTAAACATAAAATCAATACGCAATAGTTATTTTTTTTTCTTTTTTACTACTTATTATTGTTAAAACAACTAACTAATTAGCAAAACCCACCCACCCACCTATAGTTTTATACACAGAACAACTGTTTAACTATTAAAATAACATCAACGCAACGATTATTGTGACAAATGTTTATATTATAAATTACTTAAATTATTAATATCATCTTCTCTTGATTTCAATGCATCAAGAGCATTAGCATATGATACCCAAACAGTAGTAGTAACATACTTACCGTTCTCGTACTTGCCTTTCTTTACGGCAAGGTTAGAGTCTGCAAACGCAGCGCCATCCACAATCTTGTAGTACACACCATTGTCAGACTCCTTCTTGATCTTGTGAAGACCAAGCTTCTTCAGCTTGTTGAATACAGTAGACTGCTTAGCCTCAGCATTCTCAAGCATCTCTTTTAAATCAGCACCAGAGTATATCTCCATAAACAGATCAGCTTTGATGTAGTAGTCTGTAGTAAACCACTCACCATCTTCAGCTTGAGTAGGAACACCAAGTATGATTGTGCTGATGTCACTTATCTTAGTATTACCTGCCATGTATTGTGTCTTGTACTTAGTACGAGCATACACGGAGATCTTACCTTCCTCATGTAACTGAGCAATAGGTGTAGCAACAACTTGCTTACTTGTGTTACGAACTCTGTTGTTAAAGTTCTCTCTGATTTGATTTGCTGTCATATTTGACATAATAGTTCTCGCCTCATAACATAATAATGCGGACATCTAACGAGTATGGTCCTGGTTAATCTTAATGAACCCTGAAGAGGAATCGAACCTCTCCATGTTCCAAACAGGGTTGACTGACTAGATTAGATCTGTGAAGTCAGTTGCCTCAAGAGTTAATAGAGCAATAGATGCTACTCGAGTGTCCTTACGTAGTTGTTGAACACCTTTAGTACCAGCGTATCGTTTAGATACATACTGATGAGCTGTTGCTACAGGATCTTGAAGTAGAGTTACTGTACTCTTCTTTGCTGATTTAGCAGCGTTAGTTACTTTCTTTACTCTTGATGTTTTAGCTTTAGTAGCCATAATAGTTCGTGCCAATAAACATACTTTGATGCCAGCTACACACGTTCAGCTGTAGTTAATAGTTAAAAATAGACCACGGTGTGTCAAAAATTTCGATGACACGGGGCGTGGTATGTAATATGTATCCCTCCCTCACAACAAAAAAAAATTTTTTTTTCTACCTTTGCATACATGAATGATAAACAGATAGCACAGATTGCATTAGAAACAGGTATAGATGCTGATATTTTAAGAAAGTATATTGACAACTTAATTAAAGAAGAAGGATTTGAAAAGGGTAGTGTTAAGAAAAGAGTAAGATCTGTAAGTAAGAGAGACTTTAGTTCTTTGGAAGATGTGGTTAGTGGTAATGTTTATTACGAGAATGAAAAAATTAACTCAGAGCCAATCAATAAGTATGTTGGTGATGATGTATTCTTTCCTTATATCACTAATGATGAGGGTAGGTCTGGTTATGATATAGGCTATGGTATTAAGTTAAAAGACAAAGAAGGTAATTTTTTACTACCAGAAATTGCTAATAGCGAAGAGGACATACAAAGACTCATGGAAAAGGGTATGGGGGAGAAGGAGTATAACTCTTTATTTGCTAAAGTGGTTAAAGATAAGATCCTTGGAGCTAAGAACACTTATAATAAACATATAAAGAAGGGTGAGTATGAGGGTGTGCAATTAAATGATTCTAGAGATTTTGATAGTTTAGACGATTATGAGAAGCTACTTATGGTTGACACTAACTACAACGTTGGTTTACATAAGTTTCCTAAAATGATGTCTGGTGTTAGTTCTAATGATATGTCTATTATAGGAAAGGAGTACAGACACTATTCTGATAAAAAGCCGTTGGGTAGTAGAAACGAAATGCGTAAATCTTTTCTTATAAAGAATATCGCTATGAGAAAAAATATGTTTGGCAGCAGATTAGAAGAGTATATGAAAAGCGTTGTTGATACAGGTCAGGGCATAAAGAGTAAGTTAAGTGATTTGTATGATAGTACAATAGGTGACTCTTTATATGAAAGTGATCTGCCTTTTATTGGCCAAGAAGCTATGCCTGATAGCACAGCAATGACTAATCAAGAATATACTGATTACTTTTTAGAAAACACAAACGAGGACAACCCTTACGGACCAAACTAATAACATATGGATTTTTTTGACAGCGCAGATGAAGGAACTATTATTAAGCATTACGACGACGATAGTTACGATGTAATAGTAGCCTATAGAGGTTTAGACTTATTAATAAACCACGAGAATAGAATACTATACGATCTTGGCATAAACGACTTTATAGTTAAGAATATAAAGACAACTATAGACTCCGACAATATATGGAGAAACACATTCCACGTAGTTACTAAGAATTTTTAGTACTTTTGCATAAGTGTATTTAGTTAATATAAATAGAGCAGGGGATATTTATAAAGACGACGACGGCGTTATACTTGTCCCAGAGTTTCAGGAAGTTTTAAACGGAGAGGAATTAGGTCAGGTTGCTATGAAGTGGGTAGCACTCGTGTGCGACTACGAAAGCCCTTATAGACACTTTACAGAAAGCGAAAGAAAAAAAGCTGTAAGTAAAGATCTATATAATACTTATAAGTGGAAAGGTGAGAAATCACCTAAAGTGTTAGCCGCCTTAGATAAATACAAACAATTGCAGTTTGATCCTTTAGATGAGCAGCTAATAGCTTTCAATAAAAAGATAACGCAGTTCACTACATATATGAACAATATGCATATAGACGAAGATACTGCTGAAGGCTTGCAAAAGATTATGATAGGTATCGAAAAGATATATAAGACTAGGCAAACCTTAGTTGACTCAATTGAACGTAGAGGCGAAAGACAAAAGATTGCTGGGGATAAACAATTATCATTCCTAGAAAGAAGAAAAGAAATACAAGAACAAAGTCGAGATAGTGCGTAAAAGACCAAGCGGATATAAAAAGAATAAAACAGATATATCTATAGATTATCTTAGGTATCGCTACAACTATTTTTATAAGCGAGGCAAATATGCCGAAGCAAAAAAAGTAAGCGACAGGGCTGACGCCCTGTTTGGCAGGAATATCGACAACGAGTTTCATATGAAATTGAGTGAGAAGGAAAATATAAATGATCCATTTGGTATTGGCAAAACAAATAAAATAAAGTATGGCGGTAGGAAAAAAGGATTATAAAGATTCTGAAGTTAGGCTAAGGCATAAGCAAAAAGTTCCTCCTCAAACATTAGTTAAGGTTGAGCCTTCTAGTGATGATACTAGAACAAGGGCAGAGCTTTTAGACGCTATAGAAGACTTGTTTCAAACTGTATACACTTCTACAGGCGCTAGTAGAGAGGTAGATCTAGAAGATTTGAGAGCTATACTAACTATGTTAGTCCTATCTGCAACTAATGCTGATGATGATGGTGTTGGTGCTACACAAACACAAGTAGATGCTATAAATTTAAATTCTACTAATATTGCTAGAAACGCAAGTGATTTAGCTACCTTTATTAGCAATATATCAATTAGTAACAATAAAATTGGTATTGGAACTACTAGTCCTCTCAAAAATTTTGAAGTTGAATGGATAAGTAACAATACTGTTGTTGACTCTGGCGAGGGATTGGGAGGAGGAGCTGCTGGAAGCGGCGTGTTAATACAGAATGGTAGCTACGTTACGAATACTTATGCTAACTTGGATTTTAGGGCGGGTACGGCTGACGGAAGAATAGCCTACAAATACAATAGTATAAACGATGGTGATTTTCATTTTATAACAGATGACGGAAATAATCCAGAAACAAAGTTGTTTATTAAAAACAACGGGAAAGTCGGTATTGGAACGACGAGTCCTTCTCAAGGTCTTCATGTAGTAGACGCTGGTATAATAACATCAGAATTTGAGTCTTCTGACAATGTTTCTTCATTAATTGAAGTTTCAAACAATGCTGGTCTTGACGTGTTTTTTGGCGTGTATGGTGGTAATCTAGTGTTAAGACACGATGATTATACCGCTGATCATTTTGCAATTGACTCTTCTGGGAATGTCGGTATTGGTACAGCTAGTCCAAGCGCTACTTTGCATATATCAGACGCCTCTAATTCAGGAGTAACTTCTTTAAGTGTAAACGATAGAGTCAAGGTTAGAGGTGACGGCGTTGTTCAGTGGGGCTCTGCCGCTAACTATGGCCTTCTTAGTTGGGACACTAATCAAGCTCGCGTCGGCGCTTTGTCAGGTTCTAATCTAGCTATATTTTCTAATGGCTCTGAGAAAATGCGAATTGATACATCAGGCAACGTAGGTATTGGAACCACGAGTCCTGGTGAATTACTTGAGGTTTATAAAGATGGTGGTGATGTTGCTATAAAAATACACGAAGACGCTGGTACTCACGAAGCAAGACTACATCTGAGAAGAGGTGGTTCGGATTGGGAGCTTATAAACAACAACGACTTAGCTATTGAATCTGAAGGCACTGAGCGTTTTAGAATAAAGACAAGCGGCAACGTCGGTATTGGAACTAGTAGTCCGTCTGAAAAGCTAGAGATTAATGGTAATATAAAAGTTGGAGATAGTGATGAGGTTAGGTTTGGTGCTGATAACGACTTAAGAATATACCACAACGGAACAAACTCTAACATAGAAAACTTTACTGGTACTTTACAGATTGTTCAAACCGTAGATGATGAAGATATTACTTTTAGATGTGATGACGGATCGGGTGGCACAACACCTTATCTAACTTTAGATGGTAGTGCTACTAGGACTAATGTTCATAAAGATCTTCGGTTCGACGACAACATAGACGCACACTTTGGCGCTGGTAGTGATATGATATTGCACCATAATGGTACGGACAATTTTATACAAAGTTTCAATGGTGATTTAAAGTTTATACAATACGCTGACGATAAAGACATTATATTCCAATCTGACAACGGCTCAGGCGGAGTATCTACTTATTTCTTTTTAGATGGTAGTAATAGTCATACTAATTTCCAACTTAACGCAAGATGGGTAGATAATGCACAAGCTCAATTTGGTAATTCAGGAGATTTAAAAATATACCACGATGGTAGTACTAGTTATATAGATGAAGTTGGCACAGGAGATTTAGTTCTTAATACTAATGGAGCAAGTATAAAATTATTATTTAATGGCACAGAATTTATGGGGCAATTTGTTGCTAATGGTGCTGCAAGATTATATTACGACAACTCTAAAAAGCTTGAAACAACATCTACAGGTGTTGATGTTACTGGTAATATAAACGTATCTGGTAGCGTACAAAGACAAATATCTACTACGCATCATACGTTTACTTTTGGAGCAGCTGGCTCTGCAGCTCAAGATTATTGGATACCGTTTATTGGCAATAGTGAGTTAGCCGCACCTAACGTTACACATAGAACTATAGCGCCTTACGGTGGTATATTGAAAAAAGCTATTGTACACTCTACTGTAGCTTACGGTAGTTCTGCGCAGGTTAGATTTCACAGAATAGATAATGGTACTTCTAGCGTATTCACAAATGACAATAGTACAGACGATGTAACGACTAACGTTACAGCAGACATGTCTACAGCGTACAGCTCTGTAGCGTTTGACTTTACAACTAACAACACGTTTTCAGCTGGAGATCAAATAGGTGTAAGTTTTGTAAGAAACAACACAGGATTAGGCGATGTTGCTATAACACTAGTATGGGAATATGAGTTATTTTAAAAATATAGGAAAAGATAAATATAAACACGCTGCGGCAGGTATTATATTTGCATTAATATTTACTGAAATGGGTATGTCACAAACTAATGTCTTTTTATCAGTACTAGCTGTAGGCATAGCCAAAGAAGTGTATGATTATTTAGATTACGGATTATTTGATAAATGGGATGTGTTAGCTACAATATTTCCATTAATAGTATATTACATATTAACTAGTTTGATATAATGGCAAAAGCTGATCCACAAAAATATAGACCAATAGCCAATAACGGTCATCCAGATCTAAACCCTGAATCTGTAGAATATCAAGAGTATTGGGATAGAGAAATGGATAGGTGTATAAATGGATACAAGCCTAAAGGAATGAAAAAGATTTCTGGTAAATATTATTTTTATTTAAATTATTATAAAATACTTGGTAATGATGGTGAAAAAAATTCTAGAAAAACTTTAATAAGTCCGTGGTACAGAGAAATGGATCATGAGTATTTTGATTTATATCAAACCTGTAAAGATGAGGGTAAAGGCATGATTGTAATTAAAGCTAGGGATAAAGGTTTTAGTTATATGAACTCTGGTCTTATTGCTCACGAATATACATTTTTTCCTTACAATGATGTTGGTATAGCAGCAGGACTACAAGCTACAGCAGATGCATTCTTTGATAAAACAAAAAAAGGTCTAAACGGAATCCATAGTAATTTTAAACACTCTGTATTAAAAGATACAGATGGTATATTACGCTCTGGATACAAGCAAAAAAATAAAGATGGTAAATGGGAAGTAGGTGGATTTCAAAGTACAGTTATATGTCGTACAATGGATAATCCAGAGGTATTTAAGGGTGAACGTGTGTCTTTAATGGTATTTGAAGAGGCAGGAGAGTTCAAGCACCTTAAAAATGCATACATGTCTTCTAAGGCTTGCTTCATGGATGGTAATGTTCAATTTGGCGTACCAGTCATAGGGGGTACTGGTGGTGACATTAGCAAAGCCTCTAAAGATTTTATGGATATGTACTATGAGTCAGAAGCCTACAACCTAATACCTATGTTTATACCTGCTTCTAGAGCTTACTATGGATATTTTAATACAGTTACAGGAGAAGAAGATGAAAAGGGCGCTAGAAAAGTTTTGCTTGAAGAAAGAGAAACTATTTCTAATTCAGGTGATAGAGAGGCTTTTAATCTTCATATACAAAACTATCCACTAGAAATACAAGAGGCGTTTTTAAATACTAAAACAGCTAGGTTTGATAATTCTAGATTAAATGCACAAAGATCTAGAATACTTTCTAGTAAAGACTACAGAAGTCAAATACAGACTGGATATTTAGATTGGGATTTTGCAGGAGGCGACGACTTTGTTGTAAAATGGAGACCACATCCTGATGGACCTTATAAAATACTACACCATCCAAATCCAGATTTTGCTGACTTAGATATAGGTGGTATTGACTCTTATGACCAAGATCAAGCTGGATCTACAACGTCATTAGGTTCTGCAATTATATATCGTAGATTTTTAAATACAGAAACTCCTGGAGATATGGTTATTGCTGACTATACTGAAAGACCAGAAAAAAAAGAAGATTTTTGGGATGGTTGTTTGAAATTAGCCGTATATTATAACGCTAAAATGTTAGTTGAATATACTAAGATAGGTATACTAGATTATTTCAAGCGTATGAATGCATTGCAATACTTAAAAGAAAAACCTGAGTCAGCACATGCTCCAAACACAAAAACAAGAAACAGATATGGTGTACATATGAATAAGCAAGTCAAAGCGCTTATGGAAGACCTTATAGATGATTACATTAGAGAAAGTGTAGAAGATATATGGTTTTTAGATTTGATAGAAGAGCTAACTTCATATGGAACAAAAAATACAGACCGAGCTATGGCTTTTGGTATATGTTTAATACACAACATAGATAATTTTAGAAGACAGGCAAGGGAAAAAGATAAAGAAGTAAAAGACATTGGCTTTAGTAGGTATGTCCGTGGTCGTAACGGAGTTCCTGTAAAAGCTAATAATAATAATATTATAAAAGAAAATTACACGTTTTAATTATGCAAAGTAACTCATACAAATTTCCATCACAGCTGCTTCCAGACTCACAAAAAGATGAGGCTTGGTGCGAACAAATGATAGATGCTATAGCAGGACACATTTATGAAGACAACAGTTTGTTTGAAAATAGTGTTTATGAAGACATACAGAATTACTCTATATACAATGGAGATTTTGAACATTCTGATTATGAATATCTAACAGAGCAATATGGATTTGCTCAGCCAGCTAGACTTGTTAATTATCCAATTATTCAGCCTAAAATAGATCTTTTGTTAGGCGAAGAATTACGTAGACCTATGGATATGAAGGTGGTAACTACAAATAAAGATGCTACAATTCGTAAAGAGGATATGAAAATAAAACTTCAGTTAAAAAAGTTTACTGAAGAGATGAAGCAGGAGATGATTAATAAAATGGGTATTGAAGTTAAGACTATGTTAGACGAGTTACCAATACCTGACGATATTAACAAATACATGGAGTATACCTACAAGGAAGCAGTAGAAGAGGTTGCTCAAGATGGTCTAGAGTATTTAAATAACAAGTATGGTTACAGGGAAATATTTAAAGCTGGATTTAGAGATTTACTTGTAACAGGAAATGAGTTTTACAAAATACATGTCAAAAATGGAGATCCATTTATTAGAAGAGTAGATCCTAGAAGTATTGCATACGACACAAATACAGATAGTGACTTTTTAGATGATTGTCAATGGATTGGAGAAGAAAGATTTTTAACTGCAAACGAAGTGTTAGATGAATTTAGAGATCAGTTATCTGAAGATGATGTTAAGTTCCTAAATGAAATGACGCAAATATCTTCTCATAATGACTATGCATCTTACAATACCTCTATAGATTGGATACAATGGCAACAAGGTGATGCTGCAAGATTAAGGGTAATACATTGTGAGTGGAAATCAATAAAAGCATTACGCTTTAAAATATCTCCTAATAAGTATGATCCAGAAAGACCTTTCTACAAACTTGTTCCAGACAACTATAAAGAAAAGAAAAAAGATGTAATCAGAACTAAGTATGTAGATGATATATGGACGGGTACTAAAATTGGAGGTCAAATACTTGTAGATTGTCGTAGAAGACCAAATCAAGTTAGGTCTGTTGATGATCCTGGTAGCGCGCACTTGTCATACGTAGGCTTAATAAAAAATAATACTACAGGTAAAAAGTCTTCTATGGTTAGTATGCTAAAGAACATACAAATGCTATACAATATTGTTATGTATCATATAGAACTTGCTATGGCTAGGTCTGGTGGTAAAGCAGTAATATACGATGTATCTCAACTACCTACTAATCTTGGTATGGACATGCAAACTGTATTATACCACCTTAAAACAGATGGTATTATTCCAATTAACTCTAAAGATGAGGGTGGACAAATAGCAAACTTTAATCAATTTAGTCAAGTAGACTTTACATTATCTAACTCTGTCCAACAGTTAATAAATTTAAAGTTAATGTTAGAAGATACTGCAGGTCAGATTTCTGGTGTTACAAAACAAAGAGAAGGTGCTGTTGGTCAATACGAATACGTTGGTAATGTACAGCGTAGCGTTGTGCAGTCGGCTACAATTACAGAAAGTTGGTTTCACGCGCACGGGCAGGTCAAAAAACAAGTATATCAAAGAGTATGCGAGTTAATGAAGATGGCCTGGAGTGAAGGTAAAAAAGCTTCTTTGATATTAGGCGATGGTGCTAGTAAAATATTAAGCGTTATGCCTGACATAGCACTTAATGATTATGCAATATTTGTGGGTGACTCTGGTAAAGATGACGCTATAAGACAATCTGTTACAGAGCTGTCACAAGCGGCTTTACAAGCTGGTCAGGTTAATTTACTTGATGTTATTAGAGTTCTTAAAGCAGACACAGCTACAGAAGCTGAACGTGTGTTAGAAATGGGTATGGAAGAAGTTAAAAAGCAACAAGTTGAGATGCAAGAGCAACAACAGCAAATGATGGCTGCTCAACAACAAGCTGAAGATGCTAAATTCCAAAGAGAAGCACAGCTCAAAAAATTAGACAACGACACTAAAATTAAAGTTGCTAATATACAGTCTGAAACAGATATTAAAGTTGCACAAATCAACGACATGAATAAGCGTGATATAGCTGACATGAAGGAGAAAGTAACTTTGTCTAAAGAGGGCGAAACAGGTGGTAATAATAAAACTGCATCTGAGTCTTTTGAAAAAGTTAAGGATAAGGTTAGTGAATAATTTATTATATTTGCAAATAGTTAATAAATAAAATTTAACATATGTCAGAGAAAGAATCAAGTATTGTTGATGCTGCAGAAGGGCAGTCAACAGAAAATGAAGCGCAAGAAAGTACAGGGTTTGATATAAACGCATTCCTGAGTGAAGAAGAAGGTAAAGTAGATACTAACACAGATGATCAGCCATACACAGAGGTTGATAACTCTAAATCGGATGATGATGAAGACATTGATGGTTTTGCTTGGAGCGATATTGAATCGCCAACAAACGAAGAAGAAGAGTCTGAAGAAGAGCAAGAGGAAGAGGAAGATTGGGATGAAGTTGTCTTTAGAAAAAAAGAGAGTACTGAAGCCGAGTCTGATAAAGAAGATGAAGTTAGCGAAGAACCTGGAGAAATAGATTGGAAAGCAGTAAGCGAATCTTTAGGTTTAAAAATTGATAGCAACTATAAAGAGCAGTTAGAAGCTATTGTTAGAAAGATGGATGCACAAGGTGTAGATCCAATTAAATCTGCTAAAGAAAATGAAATCATTGATAAAATGGAATCATTTTTAAAAATGTCTGATAGAGATTTATTGTCAGAAGAAATGAAGAATGACGGAATGGAAGATGACGATATTGTTTCTGTTTTAGATTCTATGGAAGATGCTGGTACAATAAAAAGAGATGCATTTAGAATTAGAAAACAAATTAACCAATATCTAGAACAGGCTCGAGCAGAAAATGCAGAAAAAACAGAAAAAGAGTCAAAAGCAAAAAAAGAAGCTATAGCTAATAATAAAAAGGAGCTACAACGCCAATTAAAAGATATGAATACTTTTATGGGTGGTAAAGTTGGAAAGAAGGATATGCAAGAAGCATACAAGTATATCGTATCTGGTGATATGCAAAAGGATATTTGGAACAGTCACGGCAATGCTGCGGAGGTTGCAATGTTTATGCTATACAAAGATAAGTTTGCTCAAATCTTGCGTAACCAAGGTAGAGAAGAAGGTAAAGCTGGTATCTTAGATATTATCTCGTCTCCTTCTCGTGGCGGTAAGAACAAATCTGATTATAAACCAAAATCTAAAGGATTTGATCCCGCAGCATTTATGAAGGAATAATTAAACAAAGGCAAAGCTCATTGTAAAGATTATGACTAAGTAAATTTTAATTTAGTTTTTAATTTTTAAATAATAATAACGAAATGGCAAAATTAACCTTTTCAAATGGTCAGTACGGCAACGGAACTACTCCAGAAAACGCATTAAACAACGCGTTACTACAGTATCCTGAAATTGCACGTACTTTAATTTCTCAATATCCGAGATACACACTAACTTTGCTTTTAGAAAAAGCAGGTTTATATGCTTCTGAGAGAGTCTTAGGAGATAACTCATTCGAGTGGAAAGTAATGGGTAGATTGAATAAAAAGCAATTTGTTAAAACTGGTAACGGAACACATGCTGCTGGTGATTCAGTCACAGTTACTTTTAGTGACACTTCAGGTGGCGCTGCTGTAAACTACTACAACAAATACGATCTTATTCGTTTTGAAGATGGTGGTACAGGTCTTGTAACAGCTATATCATCTACAAACTATACTGTAGAAATGATTGACGCTTCTACATTTGCTGCAAACTCTGTAGCTGGTAGAATTGGTTCTGCTTTCCCTTACGGATCTAGCGGATCAGATGTTGGTGAGAATTGGGCTTACCCAGATACTCACAAGAACTGGTTAACAATCATGCGTAAAAAATGTACAGTAACAGGAAAAGATGCTACTGACGTTACGTGGATTGAAAACAACGGTTCTCGTTTATGGTACTTTACTCGTGAGCAACAGCTTATGGATCAGTTTATGTACGAGCAAGAATTACAAAGATGGTATGGAAAAAAATCTGTAGCATCTATTGCTAACTCTTACGCTTCTACTAACACAGACATTTTCAGTGAAGATGTATCTGACCAAGTTTTAGCTGATGGTACTGATGGTCGTGTAATTATAGGAGATGGTCTTCTTGCACAAATTGACTCATCAAACCAAGGTACTTATACTGCAGGTTCTCTTACTGAGGACATCATTACAGAATTTATCGCTAAGCTTTCTTTGAATGCTCAAGGTGCTGAAGGTAATGAGTGGTTAGTATACACAGGTACTGAAGGACGTTTAGCTTTCCATAAAGCTATGAAAGATTTATTAGTTGCTCCTTCTGGATCAATGACTGGTGGATCTATGTCTGGTGTAAGTGGTGACGTATCTTTAGGTGCTAACTTTACATCTTATCACGCATTAGGTAACAAAATTACTGTTGCTTATTGTCCTGTATTTGATGACGCACACATGCACGGTGCTACATCAGGAACTAACGCATTTGGTGATAACCGTCTAAAAGAATCTGCTAAAATGGTATTCTTAGATATGGGTAAAACAAATGGTGTTTCTAACGTAGAACTTATCACTAAAGGTGCTGAGGGAACTAATAGAAGCTTTGTTAAGAAATACGTAACAGGTATGGTAAATCCTTACGATTCTAATTCTATGATGGCTGCTAACGCTGATGACAAATTTGAATGTCACGTTTTAGCTGAATCAGGAATTGTTGTAAGAAATCCATTATCTTGCGGTATCTTATCAGTAGCGTAATTAATTTTTAATTTGACTGAGGGAGGGCTTCGGCTCCCCAATATGTCGCCTAAAAAAAAAGAAAATGGCAAATTATTTAGATTTATCAAACAAATCCTCAGAAGCAGGGCAAGGAAGATTGCCTAAGTTTAGAGGTCAAATCGATCCAGTTGTTACTATTACAGCTAGTAGAACATTGTATGACTATGAAAGTGGTACAGTTTTTTTATTAGATGGTAGCGGTGTAGAAGATGCGATTATGAACGTAACATTACCTTCAGCGAAAGCTGGCTTAAATTTTAAATTTATCTTATCAGCTATCGGTGACGAAGCTGCTGAAGATATTACTATTACACAAGCTGCTGTAGATGAAGATTTTGTAGGACATGTTGTTACAGGTGCTGGTACAAAAGATACAGCAACATCATCTGACACAAAAATTATATTTGATCAGTCAGGAGGAGCTTCTGCTGGTGATTATGTAACGCTATATTGTGATGGAACAAGTTGGTTTGTTCAAGGTGTATGCGGTTCAGGTAGTGATGTAATATTTGGATAACATTGAACTTTAATATTATAAAATATGTCTAATTATATAAATCCCGATAGAGGAGTAGTTATTGCAGGATTAGATCCTGTAGTAAAGTTTCATAGTTTTAAAATGCATTTCGAAGAAGTTACTGCTGACAGAGCGTTAGTAGAAAAAGATTCAGGAAAGCTATTAGGTCTAAACAAAAGTGATGGCCTAACCATAACTCTTCCATCTTTAGCACAAGCTAGTGATGGTTGGTATGTAGATATTTATGTTAAAGCTGCTAATGGATCAGGCAATTATGTTGTTTCTGAGCATGCAGATGACACAGATAAAATTGTAGCTTTTGGTCAAGAGATAGTTACAACAGGTGCTCAAATTTACAAAGCAGACACATCTACAATTACATTTCAAACAGGACCATCTTTAGGTGATTCTGTAAGAATATTTTGTGACGGATCTCAGTTTGTTGCAAAATGTTTGACACAAGATGATGCTGGTGTAGTCTTTGCGTAAAATTATATAATGAGGGAGGGGCTTTATGCCTCTCCTAAATTTATTTAAGAATGGCAATATATAAATTAATAAATGGTAAATTAGTCGACGTTAACGACTTACCGCAAGAAGAAAAAAAGGACAAACACTTTAATTCTTCTATAAACCTAACTCCAGGGATTAAGTGGGGTAACAGAGGGTATCAGAAAAAATACATTTCTACTGACGAAAGAGGTAGAAGAAAAGTTTACTCTGAAACCAAAAACACAGGAGAGTAATTAATTAAAAACCAAAAAAAAATGGCACATTTAGTTTACATTAAAGCGAAAGATCACAAAAAGTTTAACTACGCATCTTTTGCTGCTTACAAAAACAAAGAAGGAAAAACAGTAACATTGTTAGATCCAGATGGAAATCCTATGGAAAAGTGGGAGCTTAACAATGCAATGCAAGGTTTTGATTTAGAAAATGAACACGACAAAAGAGTGTGGGATTACCTACAAGAACATCCAGCTGTAAAAAGAGGTGGATTTACTTTTGTTGATTCTAGAAAAGGTGAGCAAGAAAACGCTGCTAAAGCTATTGCATCTGCAGAAGCAGTAACAACAGCAACATCTATGACGCCAGCAGAGTATGATGATATGGCAAGATTAATTGGTATATCACAAAACTTTGATGACATTATTAGAAAAGCAAGAGTATTGCAGTATGCTAATACATACCCAGACAAGTTCTTAGCTCTTTATAACAACAAAGACAAGGACTATTATGTTTTCTTAAAGAAAGCTGCAGAAAAAGGCATTATAGCATATATTAATGATGTATGGAAATACGGATCTAATAGCATGGGTCTAACTGATGAGGCTGCTATAGAGTGGTTAAAAAACAACAAAGACATCTATGCTTTATTGCGTAATGAATTAAGAGGTAACAAAGAAGTTGTTGCAGAAAAAATTAAATCTACTAAAAAAAGTAAATAATGCGTATAACAGATGCTTTAGCTACTATGGATTTGCTTTTAGATAAAGCAGAACAACCATATTATAGCTCTGAAGAAAAAATAGAATTTTTAAAAGAAGCTTTACATTCTTTTATTAATAAACATTATTCAGAGTATGATAAAAGCCAAGTGTCTAGAGACGCATTACAAGCTTTTGTTAAAACGGATACTAACGCAGAATTACCTAACGATTATTTGCATTTAATAAGTGTTTTAAATAATAGTAAAGAGTTAGAAATTGTTGGCATTAAACAATATGAGTCTAATGTACATAGTGGAGATCCTTTTAATAAAAATAGTATTGCAACAGTAAAAAATGGTTCAATAGAAGTTAATGACGATTCGCCTAGCTTAAATTATACATATTTATCTAGTCCTAAGATTACATCTATATTTGATACTATAGATTTAAGTGGATCTGAACCTTCTGTTGTAAAAACAGTTCCTGAAATTTATCTAAGCGAGATTATAAATTTAGCTGTAAGAAAAATGATGGTAAATACAGAGAGCGACAGCGTGTTAGTAAGTAGTGCAGAGATAGAGCAAAGCAGACCGAAATAAAGAGCTTTTTTGCTCTCTGCTCAATGATAGGTCTAAGTACTAATTTATTTAGTGCAAGGGCCTATTGTTGTTTCTAGTAATTTTAAGTATTTTTGTAAAACATATGGCAACATTAAATGAAATAGCATACAACATCAAAAGATTAGCTTATGGTGGTAAAAGTAATTCTGAGCAAAATGTAAATATTGAGCAGATTAAATTTTGGATACATTATCATAGAGCTATGATGTTGAAAGAAATATCTGCCGAAGGAAAAGAATTAAACTATAGTAATTTTCAATCTATTCTTTTTGATCAATCTAACGATGCTTTTGCAACAAGAAGTCAATGGGCAAATTACATAAATACTACAGCAGACGACACTATATTAGCTGAAGCTATAGAAGATGATCCTGCAACAGCAGAAGATGAATCAGTAGCAGCTGTTACAGCAGATCCTACAGCTACAACTAATAGCTCTAGCCAGTTAATAGCTTTTTCTAATAGAACAGCTAGTTTAGCTGGGATAACACCTGACTCGCAATTAACTAGAAACGAAAGTTTTTACGGATCAAATTCTTACGATAATAATTTTAAAAGAAGACATGATGATTACGGCATTTTTGTATTAAATATGCCAAATGTTATTAATATTGATGGTAGTGGTGTTAAAAATTTGAGGTATAGAAAGACTCAAGATAATTTATATCAAAATCATGGATCTGTAGATATTCCTATATTATCTCGTAATGAATGGGAAAACAAACAATACAATAGATTTTCTAAACATAGCGTTTCAGCTTACATAAGTAGACCTAGAAGCAATAATAATATAGATCAATTGAATATAGGTTTTGTTAAGTCTGTTTTTAAAAGTGATACAAATGGATATGAAGATCCAATAAGATATTTAATTTATGCTGATTTATTATTGTCTGATCCTACAAAAATGTCTGGATGGAATGATGATCAAACATATCCATTACAACAATCATTAGTAAATGTTCTTATAGAAAGGATATTGCAAAAAGAATTGAATTTTACATTAAGAGTACCAACCGATACAATAAGTGATAACTCAGATACAACAAAGATTGTTCAGCCGCAAGTACAAAGACAAGTACGTAACAGTTAGAAAGATATATAATGATAGTGATATAGATTTACCTTACAGTAAGTATTATGCTATCGTTAAAAGGTTTTTTGAAATATTATTTAGAGATGTAGTAACAAGATTAGAGCTTGTACATCTACCAAATAAGATGGGGTATATTTATTTAGACAAAAAAGAACATAAAAGAGCTTTTCATTATAGAATTGATTTAAATGAGTCTAATAAAAAAGGAGAAAAGGTAATATATAAGGTTCCTATATTGGATGATTATTATTATAAGATAATATGGGTAAGACCACATAAATATAAAAATTGCAAAATAATGCCTTTAACAAAGGTTAAAAATTTAATTAAAGAATTATAAAATGGCAACTAAATTAACAGGATCAGCATTAACAGTTACTATAACTGAATCGCTAAATGTAGCTAACAGTACTGCTGCCGACAGCTTAGACTTCGCACAAACTACCACAATGAGTTTTGCAAACATAGTTAATGTAGACAAAAGGATTGTTAAATTAGCTAATACTAACGTTACAACAATAGCTAATTTTGATACAACAGAATCTGCAGGTACTTACAAATTAGGTGATGTAAAATATATTAGAGTTACAAATTTAGATTCAGCACAAAATTTACAAGTTGGATTTGAGGATAGTGGTACAGATGCAGCATACACTTTAGTAGCTCCAGGTTGTTCTGTAGTTTATACAACTACAGTAGTTGAAGGAACAGTAGGTGGATCAACTTTTGATAATGTCGCTACATTAAAAGTTAAAGCTGGACACAACAATCAAAATGTAGAATTGTTTGTAGCGTCAGAATAAATTATAAAATATGTTTGTACCTGTACACAGAGTTTTTAATAATGTATCTAGAAATCTAGGTCTAGAAAATTATACTAACAATATAGATGCTTGGGCAGAGTGGGCTTTTGAAGCAGAGCAATATATTGGAAGTAATAAGACATTTTTACAAAAAGAGATAGTTTATTCTAGCACTCCAGAAGCAGCTGTTGGATCTATAGAGATTGAAACAAATCCTACAGATATGTCATACATAGACATAAACGGAACTAGATTCTTTTTTGTAAGTAGCACTATAGTTGGTGATGATTTTTACATTGATATAAAGTCTACTGTATACTTAACTTTACAAGAAGCGGTAGATGTTATAAACAAATCATTGTATGATAATATCCAAGGCTTAAAGGCTAGTACAAGTGGTTTTGTACTAACACTAACTTGTCAAGAAAATGGTGATTGGGGTAATCACTTGACGCTAGATTCTGATATAGGCAAAGTAACTGCTTTTGCAGGAGGTAAAGAGATGTATCACAATAACCAAGTTAGATTGCCTGATAATATGGTTAAAATGTTGTCAGTTAAAGCTGGAGGCACTATTATATTTCCTACAAGCTCACAATTTAGATCTTCTGTATCAGAAAACAGTAACAAATATTATGTTAACGGCAATAGATTAAACTTGACTAATACATATACAAAAGATGTTACAGTAAGTTATTTAGCTGTTCCTATGTCAGAAGAAGGTTATCCAATGGTAAAACAAGGGCACGAAGAAGCTGTTGCATCTTATATTATGTGGAAGCATAAATTAATTACGTATTATTCTGGCGAAACACCACAATATATTATTAAAGATTTAGAAAGAAGATGGTATCAGTTGTGTGGTAAAGTTCGTGGAGATGATAATATGCCAAATTCATCTGAATTATTAAAAATAGGTAAGGTTTGGAACTCTAAAACTAGACCTAGATTGTATGACGGTTTAAATAACTATTAATGGCTACCAATAAGCAAGATAATAAAAAACAAAAAAATAAAAATCAAATAACTAAACCTTCAGGTTTTTATGGAGGTATGGTTTCTGATCCTGATCCTAGGTTGCAGCCTAAAACAACTTACAGGTATGCTCGTAACATTAGTTTAATAAATTTAGACGGCACTTCATTAACTGTAGAAAATGCAAATGGAAACAGAAAGATTGTAGATTTATTAGAATATTTTGGTAAAGATAAAGATGGCAATTTTGGATTTTATAATTACAATACAAGTAGTATAGGATATTATGGCCCTCAAGAAGACAATTTAGATACAGACTTAAATCAACAAGATTTTGCTGGTAATATTGTAGGTCATTATTCCTTTAAAAATCAATTGTTTTTAATTGTTTGTGGTATTACTAAATTTAGTCAAAACGAATCTGATTTTAGAACACAATTTTTGTTGTTAGATTTTGACAATAACGGAGAGGTTTTAAGAGTTAAAGATTTAAGAGTAAGTTTTAATGCTAATGGTGGCGCTGAGTTGCCTAATATAAATATGGACCCAACTATATTATGTAGAGTTGAAGGTCTAGTAGAAAATGAATGTTTGACAAGAGTTTATTGGACAGACAATAAAAATCCACTAAGAACTTTATCTTTAAAAAGTTCTACCTTAACAACATTAGATCCTAATGAGTTAGATGTAAAGCCACAAGCTTCTTTTAATCAGCCTTTAGTTGATAAAACAATACCTGGATCATTATTGTCAGGTGTTTATGCATATGCCTTTAAATACAAAACAGATGATGGAGCAGTTTCGGGCATATCACCAATTAGCGATATATATCATGTTTCTAATAAGTCATTAGCTGGATCTGCTACTTATTATGGATCTAATTCTGGATTACCTACTAGTTATGGTTTACAAATAAAAGTAGGTGAATTAGACGAAAGATATGATTCTGTAGAATTTTATTCTATTTATTATCAAGATTTAGATAATGCTCCTGTTGTTTCTAAGATAGGAGAAAAATCTATTACAGGTAGTAGCATGGTGTTTACACATAGCTCTATGAAGTCTGAAATACCTTTAGGCTTAACTGAAGTTTTAATACCCTCTAATACTTGGGATCTTTGTAAGGATATTGCTGTAAAAGATAATATTTTATTTGCTGCAAATTTAAGAAGTATACAAAATGTAGTTGGTGAAAAAGAATGGAATGTTAGAGTTAGAAGATGTTCTTTGCACGATCTTAGTACAGGTAGCGGTAGTGAAGTTGGTGTTTTAACAACAACAGACACAGAAGTAAAAGATTATAGACTAGATAGCTCTGGTAATCCATTTGAATTATATCAAGCGGGTTCTTACAAAAAATGGGATTTTAGTAATTCTTATAAAGCTTGTAGTCAATCACATAGATATATGCCTGAAATCACAGATAAGCCTGTTTTAGGAGCGATGTCATATGGTTTTTTAGATACAGATAGTGCATATGCTCAAAAAAATGAATTAGGAGGATGTAGAGTATCTTTTTATAATTTAAGAAAACTTTCAGAAAATAAAAACAACAAAGGAAAGAGTAATGATTTAACTTACGGGTCATATTCTTCTGAAGCTACAAATTTATATACTGACTCATACACAGACATTAATAATAGCAATAATAGTAATAACTATAAATTAAGCTTATCTAATATTGGTGGTGCTAAAGATATGGTTAGCGCAGGAAGTAGAAGAGGGTTCCAAAGAGGAGAAACATATAGATTTGGAGTCTTAGTATATGATAAGGCTGGAAACCCAGGTAATGTTTTGTGGATAGGCGATATACAAATGCCATATCACTCTGACAGATATTACAAAAGAAAAATTGATAATTATACATGGGACAGTGTATTAAGAGATGATTTATATGAAGATGATACATATTCTATTGATTATAGAATGTCTTCTAGCTCTGCTATGCAAGTTCCTGGATACGTAAATAAACATAATAAATTTGATCAAACTTTTTCTGATAATGGATCAACGGGTGAATCTAGTTCTTTTGAAAAAAATAATATGTTTTTTAGTCCTCCTGGTGTAACAAATCATTACACTTATGATTTAGGACTTGTATTTGAATTTAAAATACCTCAAGAGGTAAGAAATAAAATATCTGGATTTAAAGTAGTTAGAGCAGAAAGAACTGAAAACGATAGAAGTGTTCTACAACAAGGAGCATTAGCACAAACTGTATATTATTCTAGAAAACCAGCAATAAATCAATATTCATTTAAATATTCGCCATCAACAAGTTTAACAAACTTAGGTTCAGAGACAGATGAAACAAATCCATTATGGCCTGAATACGAAACATTATTAGGTGGATATATTGGATTAAATTATTACCAAAACAATTTAGATGGTAGCGGTGGAGATGGAACTGCTGCTAATGAATACATAGATACTTCTGATTCAGCAACATCTGTGTTGTTAAGAAAAGATCAAGATGGATTTTATTCTAGTGGAGGAGGAGCAGACACTAATTACACTACTTCTAGATATTTTGGATATGATGCATGGGGGTCTTATAAAAGGGCTAGTGGAAGCATAGGAAATACTAGACATATATGCTTAAATACTTGGGTAATGTATTCTCCTGACAGCGCTTTTGGTGTAAGGCCTTATCAACATGTTAATGGCAATAGACTTAGTATAATATCTACATTAAAAGCTGTAGATAAAATTAGAGTTAAATCAGATCCAGAAATAGAAGCCACTGATGAATACGGTAATGCTACAGGGGTTACTAGAACTTTTAATACTTCTGACTATCCTTCTATAGATACATCAATAAACGAGGTTAGTGTAGGCTTTCAATATGGAGGATGGAATGCTGGTTCTGATAAAGGCGATTATTTTACAACAAAAAAAGTAGCAGAATCTGATCAAAGAGCTACAGCTCATAGTGCAGTTTTTGCTGTATATGACACCCAATTGCACCAACATTTAAGTGATTTAGCTACAGGAGATGCTTCTAATAGTTATTTTAATAGTAATGGTAAAATCCAATATGTTACTAAAACTGATAACTCTATGATGAATGTGCCTAGTAACACACATACATTAGGATCTGCTACAGGAAATAGACCAAGCGGCGCTGGAATACAAGAAACTAGCGGTGATTACGGTGCAGGACAAAACGATCCTTTTTCAACAGAATATTTAGGATCTGGAATATCTAACTATTACGCTAATTGTAAAAACTTAGGTAATTATTTTGAATTAGGAAACTCCAAAGAAATTACAGATGGTGAAATTGTAGGTAAAGAATTTTTTGAAGACTCTAAAGGTAACTCTTTTCCAACAGGTTTTAATACGTCAGGTTTTTCAAACCACACTTTAGGATTTGCGTGGATGTCTAGTGGAAGTGCAAGTTGGAATACAGATGGCACAAAAACTGCTCCTAATATAGATGGTCCAAATTTTTCATGTGCTGTACAAAGTAAAGATTATGTTACTGGATTTACAAATGGTTTAATGCCAGGACAAGCTCATAGAGATTTAGATATAAATCAATATAGCACAGATACAGTTTCTCAGTTAATGAGAGGAACAAGAGGTATTATTTTAAATATTGCATTAAATACTCCAACAAGCTTATCAAGTTTATATACTAGTAGATCTACATCTTATCAAAGGTTTTCAGGAACTATAGATATTGCTAGAGTAATAAGCGAACAAAATTGGTGGGCTAGTAATGGTAGTAAAAAAGGAATGAATTATGCAAAAAATAAAAAAATACCATATATAGTTTCAGCTAACATAGTAAGAGAGCTAGTTGACCAATACGGCGGAAACACAAAACAAAGTATAGAAGAAACTGTTTACAATTCTTGCGGACATTATCATCCTATAAATGTAGATACAGAAGGTCACACTTCTATAGTTTTTGGTGGAGATACTTTTGTTACAATGTATTCACACCAAGTAACTACATCTCCATATCCAGCAAACTCAGCTACAAAATTTTTAATATTTCCTGTAGAATCTTTTGTAAATACACAAATGAGATCAGGATTACATTTAGGTAATGGAGATCACGAAGAGGGTTTTGATCAAGACAATTTGCCTGTTAGTAATGATTGGTTATATAATCCTGTGTATTCTCAAGAAAAGAATTTAAAACGATTTGTTTCTGTCAAAGAATCAGATTGTGATATAAAAAATCTACCTTACGAAATAGCATACTCTCAAACTAAATTAACAGGAGAGCCAACTGATGCATTTAGATCTTTTCCTTATTTAAATTTTCATGATGTAGAGGGTACATTTGGTGAAATAACAGGGTTAATAAATCATAACAATGAGATATATTTTACACAAGAAAAAGCTTTTGGTAAATTAATAATTAATCCTAGAACTTTTATTAAGGATGATGCTACAGGTGATTCTATTTTTACAGGGCAAGGAAATATATTAGAAACAGAAATGTATATATCTAATGTGTACGGAACAAGACACATTAACAGTATAATTAATAGTGATAAAGCTTTATACTTCTTTGACGTAGACAATGAAAAAATATTACAGTTTATTGAAGGTAAGGGTTTGCGTGTTCTTAGCGATGAAAAAGGTATCAAAAATAAATTAAACAAATATTTAAATTTAGGTAGATTAAAAGTATATCAAAAATATAAAAACGAACAAGTGTATGGTACTGGTCATATTGAAGATCGAATTTATCATAATGATATGCCGTTGCGTTTTATTGGTATACATGGAACGTTTGATAAAAAGAAAAGAAATTTAATTTACACTATATTAGATGGGGCTAGAATTGATAAGCAAGACAGACTTGATAACGAGGCTATACATGATTTAAGCATTAGAAAAACATTATCAGGCTATAAAGACAACGTTTTTAAAGATGAAAGTTCAGGAGCATTACAAACAAGAGCTTTTAATCCTTGGATTAATGATACTGCTAGCATAGGATATGCTGATAGACTTAGATTTAATAACACATTAATATATAATGAAGAGTTAGATACGTTTGTTACTTGGTCTGACCATACTCCTTCGCAATGGATAAATCATAATGGATATGTATATTCTACAGCTAACAGGCAAGTATTTACAGAGTGGAATGTAAGTATAACTGAATATCCAACATCTTTAGCAGGTACAACTATTGCTAATTATAGTCATGAAGATTCTATGGATTATAAAGATATTTATAGATACGGATCTAATAGATTAAAACAAGGGTCTGTGCAGCTTTGGATGTTAAATGGTAGTGAAGAAAAAAATATTCTTTACAATGAAGATGCCAATTTAATGCAAATTGATGATGAAGATGCGGCTTGGGTTCATTCAGTAAATGATTTTGTATCACCTAATCCATTATTTGTTTTTGACGGTTATGATAATATATTTACAGAATATCCTAAATCATATACATCTACTGGATATGATATTAATGGGGTTCAGTATAGTACTTATAAATATTATATAGAAAAAGGATTTTCTAGGCATCATTTAAAAAGAATTTATCCTGTTATATTTGAGGCTTCTATTAATGATTTTTCTACTGTAAATAAAAAATACGACAATGTTAATATACATGTTACTGCAGATAATGTAATAAATAATGGTATTTATAATTCTATAGATAGAAATGGATATATTGTTTACGATGAAGATAGCACACTTTCTGGAGTCAGAGAAGTTTATAAATTAAATAGATTAGATAACACAATAACAGATCAAGTAAATTTATCTTGGTATTATAATACAAATTCTGTTAAAAATATAATGCCTGCATTGCAATCTAATTCTGATGCTTATTATTCTTATGAATTGACACAGTATGAACAAGGAGCGTATACACAAGTAGAAAATACGTCTTTTTCATCATTGTTTGATAAGATAACCTACAGTACTGATGTATTCAACAATAACACTACTTATAAATTTTATGATAAGCTTGAGCTGTTAAATAGATTAGGAGATAATGAAGGTGATACAACAACAGAAGATATACAATATTTTTCAGACAAATTAGATGTTTATACAAGTCAACTATTAAATCATAAATATAGAGAAGGTGTTTTAAATGTTCCTGTTTCTGAAAACAAAATAAATGATAATTTATTTAATATGGATTATGATTCTGATACCGAATATAACATCGATTATATTAATAGTTTAACTGAAAAAACTAACAAGTTAATTTCTAGCAGAATAGTAGGTAGTTATTTAAATGTTAAACTAGTGTCAAGAACACACAAAAAATTTAATATCTTTGCAATAACTGCAAAATTTAGAAAATCTTTTAATTAATGGCAAATAGATATTACGAAAATTTATATTCTGATATGTCTAATGAATTAGGCTTAGATGAGAATGTTAATAATGAAAGCAACAAACGTAAATCACCTATTTACACAGAGCAGTTACAATTTGAAGATCCACAGAGTATTGTTAATAGAGAAGTAGATCCTATACAATATGGTATGAGCGCACAAGAAATAGCTGAGACTGGAGCAACTGTATATAAAACTGCAGATACAGCATATAAATTTTTTGAAGGCAAAGATGCTTCTTTGTACTCTGATATTGCAGATAAAATAAAACCTATGTTTTATAAGGAAGCTGACACTTTACAATCTATATACGGTGAAAATTATGTAGAGGGTGTAGGTCCAACTGGTGGAGAGGCAACAATAAAGCCAGGAACAGGATTGATTTTAAAAGCTAGTGGAGAGGCTTTAAAATACCTTGCAGACGATGATGATCCAACAACAATGAATGTTGGTGAAACTGTTGGTACAGCTGCCTCAGGAGCTGGTACAGGTGTTATGCTTGCTAGTTTGTTGTCTGCACCTGTGTTACCTGTAGCAATAGCAGCTTCTATATTTTCATTATTAAGAGGTAAAAGAAGAAGAGATAAAGCTAGGGAATTGCAAAAACAAAAAGAAGCGCAAGATGCAATAGTACAAAATTATAGAGACACTCTTGCTGAATACAGGGAAAACAGAGATCAATTTCTTTCTAATTACGAATACGAACAACAAACAGAAGGTTTGGCAGATAAATATATGAGTTAATGGCAGAACCAGTAAATCCAGCATATCCAACATCAGGTAGATACCCAGGCAATAACCCTGTGTCTAGGCAAGAGGTATATGATTATCTTATGACAAAACCAGGAATGACTGATGTAAAAGCCAATGCTATAATGGCTAACATAGAAGGTGAATCAGGTTTTTATTCTGACGCTATACAAACAGGAAACGTAGATAATAGAGGTATAGGTTTGTTTCAACATACATTTTCATCAAGAAAAGAAGGATTAGTAGAAGAGGTTCCTGATTGGGAAACAAACTGGAAAGGACAAATAGATTATGCTATGGGTGAACCTGAAATGAGAAACTTCATGAGAAAAGACTATGATAGTCAAGAAGAAGCTACTGAGGCCTTTATGATGAAGTTTGAAAATCCTGCAATTACAAGTGAAAAATATCCAGGTAAAACTTTAATTAGAAGAGGTAATAAGTATTATTATGTTGAGGGAGGTAAAAAAATAAAAATACCAAAAAAAGACTATGAAGATGCTGTAAGACAAAAAGCAGAGGGTAGGCTTGAAATATATGAAAATACTGAATACAGACAAAATGTAATTGCTAGAAGTAATATTACTCAAGAAGATTATGAAAATTATTATGAAGGTGCAGAAAGTGTTACTATAGATGGAGATGAAGTTGTTGTAGATTTTGGTGATGGTAACATTATAAGAGAGCCTATTTCAAAAGTTGATGATGCTATTAATGCTGAAAGACAAATAGAGTCTGAAGGGGGTACAGTAGGCGTTTCAGATCAAACAGAATCTGGACAACAAAATCCTCCAGTAATACCACCTGTTACAGGTCCAGGTATAGAAGGTGATACGCAAGTTGTTACAAATACAAATGAAGATGATGGTGAGCCATCTGGTTTATCTAATGAACAAGCAACTCCACAAGATGTTGAAGAAAGTGATTATGTAGTAGATCAAACAGAAGCTGAACGTGTATTTGGTCCAACAGCAAGACTACAAAATATAAACGGTAAAAACGTAATATTATATACAGATAATGAAGGAGTTGAACAGCAAGTAGACGCAGATACTGTTACACAACAAACTCCTGATTATGTTACTCCATCACCTGTTCCGCCTCCAGCTCCTCCAATAGTACCAGAAGTACAAGAGGAAGTGCCAGACGCTACTAGAACTCCAGAAATACCTGAAGTAGAATTACAGGAAGATTCTGAAAGAGAGATAGCTGAAACTGAAGAAGAGTTAAGGCGTCGTACTATGGAAAGACAGCAAGAGTTAGAAGAAGAAACACAGGTAGAAGAAACCGAAGAAGTTGTTGAAGAAGTAGAAGAAGAGGTAGTTGATGAGGTAGAGGTAGAAGAAGTAGAAGTAGGAGTAGCGGAAGTAGAAGAAGAAACCGAAGAAGTGGTAGAAGAACAGGTTTCTTCATCTTCGTTATCATTAGAAGAAGTACAAGAAATTTACGGTCCTAACGCAACTATAGGCAATGTAAATGGTGAAGAAGTGATACTAATTACTGGAGCTGCTGAAGATGGATCGGAAGATGAGGAAATTATTATGTCTGACGCTATAGCTCAGAGAGATGCAAGAATAGCTGCAGAAAATGAGCAGATAGAACAAAACAATGCAGATGCATTAGGCATGAGAAGACGTGACTTCAGAAATATGACTGAAGAAGAATTAAATCAGCGTTTAGAAGAAACTAATTTGTCTGATGAAGAAAAAGATAATATAAGAACTAATTGGACAAGTGCTAACGAAGATAGTATATTAGAAAATTTATTTAATTCTTTTACCAAAGGTGATGGTAATGCTTTAGAAAAAGCTTCAAAACTATTAAAAGCTTCTGGTGGTATATCATCTTTAGTAGCTGGTTTTGTTGGAGCTAAAGCTGCTAAAAAAGGTATGGAAACAGTAGAGGTTCCAGAAATAGAAGGATTAAGCACAGCTTTTAAACAATATTCACAGCAGCAAAAAGCTTTATCTGAAACTGGATTGTCTTACGCTGAAACGCAAACTATAAAACAAGGTATTGATGAGGCTTATAAATTAGGTATTGATAATTTAGTTAGAGGTACAGGTGGTGATAGAGCTAAATTTTTAGCTGGTACAGGAGCGTTAGATTCTAACAGACAAACTTCATTATTAAAATTAGCTGCATTAGAAGATGAAGCTAGAAGACAAAATAGAGAAGCTTACGGAAAGGTTTTAAGTTTTGAAGCTAATTATAATAAGGAAAAAGATATATTTACAAAGTCTAGAGAATACAATCAAAAGTTAGCTGACAAAGCTATGTTTCAAAATACGGCATCATCTGCTTTTCAGCATGTTTTTGATAACATAAGATTTGGTCAGGATTACGCACCAATATTAGATCAAATGCAAAAAACAGTAAATCAGTTAGGTAATGTTTCTAATTTATTGGGTTCTTTTAATATTGAAACTAATAATGATACAGAGCAAGATGATCCTAATGATCCTAATGAATAATAAATATAGATTATGGCAGAACAACAAGACGCAGCTTTAAATATGCTAGGACAGTCACTATTTTCAGGTGACGCTTACAGCCAAAGACAGCAAAGATTTAACTTAGCGGCACAAGCAATACAAATGCAAAGTCAAAAAGTGCAAGCTAATAATCAAATACAATCTGCTGTAAGAGAAAACTATGAAAATTCTATGGCAATTGCTAAAGATGCTAGCATTAGACCATATGATAGAAAAAGATTAGAAAATTTATTAGGAGGCGGATATGAGTCTGTTATAGAAGAAATTAAAAATGATTTTAATGGAGATTTTATAATGTACTCTAATAATGTAGATGCTAGTGGAGTTAGTGGAGCAGATAAAATTAGAAATATATTTTTTAATAAAGATTTGCAGGATTTATATGAAGAAATGAATCATAATAAAACACAGTTTACAAAAATTATTGAAATTTCTAAAACAAATCCTGAGTTAGTACCAGCTATCTATAAACAAGCTTTAGAAGAATGGCAACAAACTAATCCTACCGATCCTACACCAAAACTTTCTAGACTACCTGTTTTTGAGCCATTAGTAGACGTTAAAGAAGATTTAGAAGAGTATTACCAAAATGTTGGTGGTAATTATGGTGCAAATCATATGGATATAATGACTATAGCTCCTCATAAGGTTTTGCACAATATGCGTGTAGAAGGTTATAGTGAGTCTGAATTAGAAGAAGTTATAGCTAATTTTAATAAGCCAGGAACTAGAGGCTATAGTTTAGTTAAAGACTTTTTAGAAAATAATCATAGTACTAGTGGATTGTTAAATCCAGAAAGCCCTAATTATGTTACGGGTCAGTTAAAATATAGTAAAGGTGATGAATTTGCAAGGGTTTTTGATTCAATAGGCAATGAATCTTACGAGATAAATGCAGGTGATAATTATGAAACTATAACTAAAGATGTAATAAAACAATCATTTGCATATCTTAAAGATATAGAAGGTATATCAACAGTAAAACAAACAAAATTACCATATGAACACTATGGTCCATTTAGAGGTAAAGGTAAGCGTGTAGTTACTGGTTTAAATATAACAGACGATAATGTTGATATGGAAAATATTATAGAATCTGCGTTACCTGGATATAATGCAGAAATGGGTAATATAATATATAATAACGGCAGGCTTGTTTTAAAAAATTATGACTTTGTAAAACATAAAAATGTTTATCATGCTGAAGATGGTTCTCTAGCAGGTAGTGATGAATTATTTAAATTTGAATCTGGACTAACATATGCTGCTGGTACTTCTATAGCAGGTGCAGGTGTGGGTGCTGTTACTGGTCCAGGAGCAGCTGTAACTGCTGCAGGTGGTTTTGTTCTTGGAGGATTAAGCTATGCTTCTACAACTGAGCTTAATAGCATAAAAGACTTTACTGTTGATAAAATAGTAGTTGGTTATAAATTAAATTTAGGCGATGGCGAATCAGAACTATTATTAGATTTTGAAGATAAAAATGATAAAGATGCACAAGCATATGCAGAAAAATATAACTTTGAAAATGTTGACGCACTACAAGGAAGTTTAGAGCCTGTAATATTAGCTTATGGTAGAGATCAAGACCCATTGTATAGTGATGGATATTTAATTGAGCTTGCATTTAACAAAGATAATATTAGAGATATAAAAGAAAGGTATCGTAGTGAAGAAGATAGTTTTACAAGATCTATAAATGATGGAAAAGCTGGTAAAAGATCATTTGAAAATTCACAAAAACAAGCAGAAATAGATGCAAAAAGAAATGTAATTGCTGTGGAAAAAGCACAAAATTATATTACTAATTCTTTTGGTGGTACTAATGCAAGCGCAGATACATATAATAATTTGATTAATACATTTAATCCAGCAATTGAAAGTTATTCTAAAGCAGTTAATATACCAGAAACAAAAACACAGCCAAATCAAAGTTTATTATTAGCAGAAATTCTTGTATCTTCGCAATACTATCAAAATCCAAACACTAAAGAATTTAGTAAGTTAAGAGATGATCAAGGAACTAAAGTAGGTGCTGATGCGCTAAACAAAGTAAACAATCTTAAATTTACAATGGGAACTGATAAAGGTAGATTAGCTGCATATAAAAATTTGCCAACAAAAGATATAATAAAAGGGTTTGAAGCTTTTTATCCAAAAGAAATGGTTAAAGAGATAGAAAGACTTACTACAGCATTAAGAGATTTAAAAGGATTATAATATGGGATTTGATTTAAATGAATTTTTTCAATCACGAGTTAAAGCATCTAGAGGTGGATACCAACAGGCACAAGACGAATTAAAAGATCAAGTACAAGATTATGATCAAGGTGGTCCGCTAGAACTTAATCCAGGAAAAAATTTAAGTTTTTCGCAAGGAGATATTAGTACTGCTGCAGCTGAAAAAAGAAGATCATTTATGGATACAGGTAGAGGTTCTGGCATTCAACAACCAAATGTTATAATTCCTGAAGATCCTGAAGTAAAAGGCGCTATAGATCAAGATAGATTTATAAAGCAATCCATGATGCAAACTGAAGACATAGCTAGGTCTGAAGTACAGAGATTGCAAAGATCGTTATTAGCTGGTAGTGGACAAGTAGTAAGTATGGTAGGTGACGTGTTTAACTTTTTACACGCTATAACGCCAGATACAGGAGAAACATTTGAGCCGTTTGAAACAGTAGGTAATTTTATTACAAAGCATGGCGATAAAGCTATGAATCAAATGAAAAACACTTACATTCCAAAAGAGTTGGAAACTATCGAAATAGGAGATATGTTTAATCCAACTTTTTGGACGGGTGATGTAGCTCAGCAAATTCCTAACTTTTTAGCTATGTTAGCGCCAGGTGCTGTAGGAACAAAACTTGCTAGTAAAGGTTTATTAAAATATTTACCAAAATACACAAAAGCATCAAGAGGATTTTTAGATGATACAGTAGGTGTTGTTACAAGAACAAAAGGCAGGGGGCTAGGACGATCTATTATTAATGTTGGTATAGAAGGTGCTGATGATTTTATTCTCTCAAAAGGAGGCAAAGCTTTGTCAGCTTTTCTTGGTGGTGGTATTGGTACTACATTAGTAGACGGAGCTACAATAGCAGGACAAACATATAGAAATGGATTAGATTTAGGTTTAACTGAAGAAGAGTCTTCTGTAGCTGCTGCTAATGTATTTGGTAATAATTTTGCGTGGGCAGGTATTAATGGTTTGTCTTGGGCAATTACTTTTGGTAATGCTAGAATAGCGCCAGTAAGTAGTATGTTAAAAAAATTGCCAAAAAATAATTTTGGTAAAACTATAGCTGGTATTACGCAAAGCAGGGTAGCAAGTTTTATTGGTAAGGCTGGTTTAGAATCATATGAAGAGTCTTGGCAAGAATCATATCAAGATTGGGTACAAAAAAGAGCAATAGCAAAAGTTCAAGGCGTTCCTTTTAAGTATGATGGTGACTATTTATTTGCTAGCCAAGGCTTTAGAGATTATTATGATAGCCCTGAAAATAACAGAACAAAATTTGTTGCAGCTGCCACAGGTTTGTTAGGTGGTGGTTTTTCTTCTATAATAAATGATTCAGCAAAACAACAGTTAGCTTTAGATCGTCAAAGAGAAATATTAGAGCAAAATATAGATTTACTAAATGATGGTAGTAGAGAGTCTAGATTAGCAGTTATAGATAATGTGGTAAAGCATTCTGTAGAAGCAAGAGAAACAGATGAACTAAAAGCTTATATACAGCAACAATTAGATAAAGGTATTATAGATGAAAAGCTATACGATTTTTATAATAATATAATAGATTCTTATGAAGATCTTTACAATAGAATACCAGACTATATAGAAGAAACTGAAGGCTTTGGTAAAGAACAATATTTTTCTAATTTATCTTTAATAGAAAGAAATAAAAATGCTTTAAAATATGCAGAAGATGAGTTAAAATCTTGGCAAGAAGAAAATAAAGATTCTATTGGCACAGAAAAATACGAACAGGTTTTAAAAGAAAAGCAAGACCAATTAGACAATTTAAGAGTAGAGTTAGAAGAAGCTAGCGCTAAAGCTAGAGATGTTAATTTAGGAATAGAGCAAGAAATACTTACAGAAAACGATAGGTATAAAAAAGGTGTTGGTTTAACAACAGATGGTAAATTAACTACTAAAGATGGTAAAAAGATTGGAGGAAGATTTGCTCCACAAAGTAAATTAGATCAAGAGCAAAAAGAAAGCATATTTACTAAAGAAGCTGAAGCAAAAAAAGCTAGAGAAGAGGCTGAAAAACCTGAAGAACAAGAAGATGCTACTGAAGAAAAGCCGTCTATTGTTAAAAGAGCTGTAGATACTGCAGGTCAAGTAGCTCGTAAAACAGGCGAAAAATTAGGTATAGTTAAACCTAAAGAAGAAACTGAAACACCAGCTAAACCAGATGTAAAAGCTGAGCCAGAAGCTGAAACTAAAGCAGAGCCTAAGCAAGAAGAAGATCCTTCTGTATCTAAAGTAGCTTCTAAATTAGAAACAGGTACTATAACTCCTGAAAATGTTAGGCCACAAGATCAAGCTGATGTTGATGCAGCAATTAATTCTGTAGCAGAAAAATTAAACGCTGGTACAAAAGTTGCTGAATTAACAGATAATGAAAAAACAATTGCTATTGAGTTTCAGGAAGAGGTATCTCAAGCACGTAAAAAAAAAGATAATTCGGTAGACGTAGAAGTTGGTCGTAAAGTAGACGCTAGTACAGCTAGGGAAAAATTAGATAAAAAACAGAAAACTAAGACAAGTCAAAAAAAGCCAGCTAAACCAAGAGATAAAAAAGGCAAAAAGTCTAACTACAAATCTGCTAATCAAAACGTAGCAAAGAATATAAACTTTAGGCGTAGGAATGCTAGAATAGCTAATACTATGTTTATACAGGACAAGTTAAACGTACCTGTAGGTATTATAGATTCTTCATTTAATCACTTTGGTACATCACCTGCATATGAGGTTGCTGGTGCTATATTTGTAGATCCAAATAAACTATATCAAGAACTATTTGTACACGAGTTTACAGGTCATATTTATTTTAGAGTAAATATGGATAAGCCATTGATTAAGAACTTTATCAAAGAGTTTGCTAAATCAAACGAGTATGCTGCTTTAAAAGGTAGATACCCAGAATTAGAAATGTTTAATTACAATGGTGTAGATTATACTTTAGCGGAAATTTCACAAGACTTACACGAAAGATCGTTTAATAAAAATGATGAGTTTTTCTATTCTAATTTGACTCCTGAATTACAGGCTTTAATAGATATAGTAGATGAAATAGCAGCTAACGAGAATGCAGGAGCATATGAAGGCACAGGTGTTACTAAACAAATAGAAGACTATTCAACATTAAAAAATATGTTAAACGAAAACAACCTGGTTAAAGAGGTTGCTTCTGAAAAACAATTAGCTTTAATGGAGGAAGGTTGGGCCACATATATATCTGATCCTGACAATCCTAATACAAGAGAAGACGCTAAAAAAATATTTGATGGTATATTAGAAAGTCCACAAGAAAATAAAAAGCGTAAGTCTAGAATAAAACGTTTTTGGAATTTAGTAAGTAAGCAAGGTAAGTCTATTGAAAAAGAATCTAAAGCTATCTTACAAAGTGATAACGACTTTGATGGAATGAGTTTAGAAGAAATGCGTAGTAAAATTACTGCTGACATGCTTAAAATGACTCCTGAAGAAGTTAGACAAGGCAGGGCTACTAATTCTAGAAGAATGAATTATAAGCCTAACAGAAACTTAACTGATACATCTGTTTTTGAAAATGAATTAGCTAACAATGTATATAGAGCCGTAAGTAATGATAAAAAGTTAATAAAAGAGTTTGCTACTAAATACTCTAACGATCCTTCTAAACTATTAGAAGATGATGAGTTTATAAACATTATAGTAGAAAACATGGCTCAGCTATCATACGAATATGGTGTTCATAATAGATTTGCAGAGGCTATAATATACAATACTAAAAAACTATCTAAATTAAATCGTGAAGTTGTTGATTTACAAAAGAAAATTGATGCAGCTAAAAATTTAGATTCTAGAAGAGAGTTTGTAAAACAAATTAAATTTAAAAAAGCACAACTTAGAAAAGCAGCATCTAAAGTACAGCCAAAAGATATAGACACTACTACTATACAAATGGGTGAAACTAGTATGAGTGTAAGGTCTTTTGCACAGGCTATAGCTTTTAAAGTTATGAATCGTAAAGGCATAAACTCTGCTTTTGATAGATTTACTAGAGAGGTGAAAAAACTATCTAGCGATGTAACAAAATCAGAGTTAGAAAATTTATTTAATAATGCTTTAGAAAAAGAAGGTCTTAATGATTTACAAATAGAATCTCTTGTAAGCGATCAATTGCGTGTAGTAATAGATGAGTATGAAAAAGTATTTGGTATTAACTACCACGGCTTAGACGCTATTACAGACATTAATGAATTAGTAGACTATAGTGATAATGTTTTAAATATATACAACAAAGACAAAGACGAGCTATTGTCTAGTATGTCTACTTTAATGCAAGACTTCACTAGAGTATATATGCAAACGCCAGAAGCTCAGTCTAAAAAGAAATCTGTAAGACAGCCATATGTAAAGAACAAGGCTTTAGGCGCTATGGCAATAATCTTGCAAACAGCACAACAGCATAGAGGTGATATACAGGGTTTTATAGGATCTATTAGGTCTAATAAAAATAGTTCTGTAGTTGCTTTTGTAAAATACTTAGAAGATAAGTTAATAGTAGAAGGAGCTAAATATAGAAAGCCATTACAAATACTTAGGAACAAAGACACTAAGAATGTACAAAAAAGTATGGCTGATTATTTATTATCATCTATATGGATAAACTTTAGCAATAGAACTAACGAACAAATATTTAGTACAGTAGAAAAAAATAATGACTCAACACAAATTAACTCATTAGATTTATTTAATGAAGAAACTACAGCTAATGAAGAAAGAGCTTTAGTGTCAAGAGTTATTAAAGAAGCTGGTTATATATTTAACAAAGGTAGAGAAGGTGACAGAAGACGTAGAGATATAGAGTTTTCTAAAAAAATTATATCAGCTATCAAAGGATTAAATACTGATTCTACCACTACATATGAAGACGCTGAATCTGTATTAATGGAAATGTTTGATGTTTATGGTGGTAATTATTTTTATTGGAGTACTTTAGAACAAACAGGTATACAGGACGGCAGAAATAGAATTAGTTTAAACGATTGGTTTAAAAAGAATGAAAACAAAATAATAAAGTCATTAAAAGATTCTAGAATAGATGTAGGTGTATTTGAGCCTGTATTGCAGCAAGCAGCTTTAAATAGTAGAGTATTCTATTACTTTACTATGATAAAGAATGCAGAAGGCAATCCATCAAACACAATGAATAGTCGTAGCTTTATTATAAATCAGAACGAAAGACTAAATGAGTTTTTTGCTAGAAAAGAAGAAGAGACTGATCAAGAATATTACGACAGAGTTTATGATAGAGCAGAATCATTAACAAGTATATACGGTAACAATGCTTACCTTCCGTTTGAATTTAAAGTTGTTGATGGTGTTGAAACAATTGAGCCTAGAATGAACGTTTTAAAGTTTAGAGGTGGTCTTATATCACAATTAAACAATAGAGGCTTAAACTACGTTAGATTAACTCCACAAGAGCTTATGGTTAGTGAGATGTCTGACTTTATGAGTGCGCTAGGTAGACGTAGACAAAAAGATAGTGAAGGCAATATAGTTGACACTACATACATGCAGCAGGTTGGCGTCTTTGCAGAAAAGACTAGAATGTATTATGTAGAAACTAAACTACTTAAAGATTCACAAATTAAAGAAGAGATAGATTTTAGATTGTCTGACTATATTGGACAAACATATTTAGATGGAAATCCTGTATTGCCATTTATAAAACAAAAAGGTAAAAAGGCTGTTATAGATGAGTCTTATGTTAGAAAGCAAGTAGCCTTGTTAGAAAAGCATATGATGAATAATTTACATTTATACAAAACAAATGTAGATTTTGAGCAAATGTTTGATGGCAACAAATTAAATGCTGCAGGTAAAAAAGCATTACGTACATATATATTAAACTTTGGTATTAATAGATTCCAAGCACAAAGAATGTTTATAGGTGATCATAAACAATTTAAAAGTGAAGAAGATTTTGTAAAGCGTAGTGCTGGATCTATAGCAAGACAAATGCCTACTGATATAAATCAATCTGTAGATGTTCTTATATTAAAAGATCAAGAAATTGATGGTTTTTCAGAAATGGATGCGCAAGGCTATATGCTTAGCGAAGATGCTGACAACGTAGGATCGCAGTATGGATTAAACTTTATGCGTAATGATAGTGAAACTGCTAGACACTTTAAATATGTTTACTATGGTCAAGACTTGCGTGAAGATGGTTTAATTAATAATGTTTTTCAATCAAACAGTTCTTTTTACGCTAAAGCTAATGTTATGTCTATTACTCCTGAAATGGAAAAGAAAAATGCATATTTAGCTAGTGTAGCAGAATTATTAAGAGTTCGTAAAGCGGATTTACAAAAAGATAACAAAGAACTTAACTACCAAGTTGTAGCATATCAAGAATCTGCTATCAAAACAGCACCTTTTAAATTAGAACAATATAGTATAGACTTAAAAGATATTAATGCTGATATAGTTGGTACAGCATATGAATTTGAAATAAAACAACCTTATAATGATTTATATTCTAATGATTTAGGTTACGTTGGTTTAGATGGACAAAACTTTGGTGTACAGTTAATACTTGATAAAGAAAAGTATACATCACCAATGGCATCACAGTCATACTCACAACACCTAACTAATACTACGCCTGAAACAAAATTGTTAGCGCAAGGAGCACATAGAGCAATAGCTAGAGCTATGTCTTATCAATTACAAGAATCAGGAGTTAAAAAGTATTATAATGTAGATGAGTATACAGAGGGAAAACAAATATCTTTAAATAGATCTTTATTAGATAAAATTAATTCATCTTGGGCTGGTAATCCTACTGGCAATATGAAGGATTATGCAAGTGCATTTTTCCCAAAGCTTAATGTATCTAGAAACTCTATACTTAATAAATTACTTATAGAGGTTGGTACAAAAGTTGTTACTCCAGGAACTATAGCATTCCAGGTAACTCCATATGGTTACAACTTAAAATCGTTTACAACTTTAAAATCTATAAAAGATACTACAAGCGATCCTGCTAAAATTAACAAGTTAATAGATAAGTATGGTGAAGATTTAATTGTTTCTGAAGCTATACTGCCATATAATATGTCTAAAGATTATAATGTAGGTGATATAGTATTAGGTAGTCGTATACCTTCACACGCAAAAGCAACGCAGCCTGTATTAATTGTTAAAGATTTCTTTGATAGAGATGCTGGTAGTATAATAGCTGTGGCAACTGGTGTTTCTAAATCTATGGGTTCTGACCTTGATGGTGATGCTATATTTGTAAACAGCAAATATGTTAAGAAAAATTTAAAGTTATCAGAAACAGCTTACAATAGAGCTTTTGACAACATTGTTAAATTAAATGGTAATCAAGCACACATAGATGAAATAACTACACCAATTGATTTTGAAAATGATGTAAAAGAGGCTTTAGAGTTTGCGGAAGATAAATTAGGTAGACGTACTGATGATTTTTCTACAGCATCAAATCAAATAATGCCTATAGGTATGTTAAATGCTTTTAACGAAAATGTGCCTGCGGGTGGAATGATTGGTATTGCCGCTACAATGCAAAGAGATATGAATTACTTTGCACACCATAATGCAGAAATAGATTTTTCTGTAAGAATAGAAGGTGTAGAAAGAAATAAAATATCAGATGATGGTAAAACTAATTATTTACAAACTGCTAAAGTTTTAAATATTATATTAGATAATCCAAAGTACCAGTATGCACGTAAGCTAGGATTTACTTATGAAACAATAAAACCAGCAATGTTGTTGCTTAGAATGGGATTTAATTTCAAGCAGGTAGCAACTATACTAAATAGCCAAGGTGCATTAAAATATAATAAGTACGTATCTGAAAGGACTGTTATAAATGTTAATGACATGTCTTATTATACTCCTGGACAAAAAGCAATGCTTGAGTACTATGAATCAGAATACAATAACAAAGAAGTTACTGATTCGATACAATTCTTATCTAAGAAGCAATCACCATCTATGTATGTAAGAAAAAATGTTGATCCATTATTAGATGTTAAGAAAGGCGATACAATAAATTTAGACTTTAGCAATGTCAATGACAATATGTTTAATATGCAGGTTGTTAAATTGCTAGACTCTATGAATAAAGTTGGTACTGAAGTATTTGACGTAGGTAGAGTTATTGGTTCTTATGGTCTTACATTACAAAATGGATTCCAAGTTGACAAACTTTTGTCTGATTTTGAAAATGTAGGTAATAAAGATTCTAGGTTTGTTGAAGGTCCAATGAAAGCTTTAAAAGCTGATCCTATTATACAACACAATGTAGACGTTCTTAATAAAATAAAAGAATTAGATAGAGAAATTAATACGCAGTATAGTAATGAAGCTTTACAAGTACAAAAATCTATAAATAAAATAGTTGATAGTAGTCAACAAAATGCATTCGAAAATCATCCTGTTGCTGTTAGACAGTATCAGTTATTTAGAATGCAGCAAGATTTATCTGTGCTACAAGATATGCCGTCGCAAGACGTGTTATTTGCAAGCATAGAGCAGTTAGTGTATGAAAATTCTAAACTGCCGTATGATTTGCAAAATAGATATTTAGCTGACGGTATTATATTAAATTATGATAGTAAAACTGTATCACTAAATAGCAGGTTTGTTGACGCTAACATACCTGAGTCTGATATAAATATATTGCAGAGACATTTTGATTTGCTAGATCAAAACAGAGGTATTAATAAATTTGATATAGCTCCAGGTACACCAAGAATAGAGGTAGACAAAATTGATGATATAGAAATGGGATACACGCCTATTTATATGGACTTTAATACAGACCAAAGAAAGCTGTTTATACAAATGGACTTTTTGCAAAACGGATGGATTGGTTCTTCTTCTACTTCAGTATTATGGAGCCCTAACTCTTTTGGTAAAGATTTTAAAATTAATCAAGAGTTAAACAATTTAATATTAGATAATAAAAGAAATGTTTCTAGTCAAGAGGCAGATAATTTAGCTATAGAGTTTTTAAAACAATACTCTTATAACGCTCCTTCAGTTACAATGATTGAAAGCGAAGTATCTGAAGATGGCACTGTTTATGCTATTAAAAATTATCCACCTCCTGTAATAGATAAGTTACAACAATCTAACACGCCTCATGTTGTAAAATCGTGGGATAATGTAGATAGATTGTATAGAACTTTTGAATATAAAGATGGTAAATATTATCTAATAGGAGATTCTAAATTTAATCCTAAACAAGAAGAACAACATAGGTCTACTAATACTAGCAAAACATTTAAGCAAGTAGTACGTAAAGTTGTTGACAGGAAAAAATTTGGAAATAGATCTAACAAAAGTAGATACAAAGGATCTTATGACATTTCTGATGTACAAGTTAATAGAGCTGAACAAGCTGGTATACCTACAAAGGCTATGTCTAAGGATGCATATTTTCAATTAAAAGGGCTGTCTACAAGAAATAGAACTATGTCTGCTGGTACTGAACAGTACTATAATAAAATGTATGAAAACTACAAAGAGCAGCATAATGATTTATATCAGTCATTGTATTTAACAGATATAAAAACTGACAACTATAAAACTTTAACTGAGGCTGAGTTAGTTGATATATCTATTAAGTTAAGTAATTTTGATAAAGTATTATACAATCAGTATATAGAATATATTGGTGTAGAGCTTACTGAAAGAATGGAAAAAAAGCAAATAGCTAACATAGCTGAAGTTGCTAACAAAAATAAAATTTCATTAATTGGTAAAGATTTAGGTGCTTGGGAGTCTTGGTTAATTTCTAATAACTTAAAACAAACAAATCCAGAAGTGCAATCTATTATTAGAGATTTACAAAATGGATACATGAAGTTTGTTAAAGATTATAGAAGAATATCTAATCGTATAGGTAAGTTAGAAAAATCTATAAAAGAAGAAAGGTTATCTAAGTTAACAAATGCACAAATTACAGGTTTGTTTTTGAGAGGTAAACTAAACGATTACATATACAAAAACTTATTTAAAGTTAATGTAAATAAAGATGGGCGTGAGTTTATATCTTTAAGAAAAGCTGAAGAATTAAAAAATGCAGGAGCTACACAAAATGAAATAGCTTTTTATAATTTGTTTATAGATCAAATACAAAAATATAGTCCTGGTAAAGATTTAACATCTATACCTTATAAGGCTATGAGTGGTTTACCTTCTCTAGGTAGACATGGTTTATTAGGTTTATACAAATCACAAATAGGCAGTACGTCTGATTTAAACAATATAAAAGTACAGGGTGAATTGTTAGACGGCACTACTGATATTAGAACGTTTGCAGAATGGAAAACTTTATACGAAGCTAAAACAAAAGATTCTTTTTTAAATAAAGCTAAAAATTTAATAAGATTAGAAAAAGTTAGAAAACGTGCTGTAGCAGCAGCTAAACGTGGTATGAACGATGACAAAACTCCTATCTTATTAAACAAAGTAGAAAGAGCTGCTATGACTGATAGCGATGTGTTTTATAACATGATAGATAATAAAAATGTTAGTATATCAGAAATAGGCAGTAGAGACTTAGGAGATGTGTTAAAATCATTTATACATAGCAATATGTTTAAACACGGAACGCAAGAATATAGATTAGATTATTTAAATGAAGTTAAAGTTATATCAGACAAAGATGGTAATAAATTTTTTGAAGAAACTTATCAGCAATGGGCTGTTAGAAATGAAAAGTCTGATTTCTTGGGTATGCAAACATATTTACCTCTTATTGATGGTGCTATAGCATTAAACAAACTTAAAGGTAATGACAATATGGTAAAATATCTTCAAGAGGTTTGGAAAGACAATGTTATTGGTGGTAAAAAACAAAAATCATTTAGTGGTGTTTGGGATTGGTCTATTAACAAACTTGTAGATATTACAACTTTAGGTTATATAGGTTTAGACTCATCTGTTGTTTTAGGTAATACTATTATGGGTAAATATACAAACCTTAGGGCTAAAGGCGGAAAAGAGTTTGTAAAAGGTGAAAAAAGATTTTGGCAAGGATTTTTAGGGGGTCAGGCTTCTGTAAAATCATACAAAGAAAGAGCTAAAAATTTAAAATTTGGAGCTACTAATAAAACTACTGCAATGCTTAATGAGTTGTTTAAGTTTGAATACTATGAGTATGAAGATATATCAGCAGTACATAAACAAAATCCTATTTTTAGATTAGCATTGTGGCCAATGGAACAATCAGAAAAATGGATACAAGGTGTTATGTTTTTTGGTCAAATGACTGAAAAGCAATGGGGCTCATATGATGCAGATACAGAAGGTAATTTATTAGTAAAAGCTGTTGATGGTAAGTTTTATAAATATACAGATTTGCCTTTAGATCAAATAAGCTCTGATGCATTGAGTATAGATCAGGTAAATCAAATAGTATTTGATGTTAAGAAACAGCAAGGTTTTGGTTACTCTCCTTTAGACCAGCGTAGACTTTCTATGTATAGTTGGACAAGAGCTTTAGGACAGTTTAAGAAATACTTTTGGACATTTGGTAGAGAAAGAACAAGTGAAGAAAATATTGATATGTATGGTAATCCTGACATAGGTACATATAGAGCTTCTTTTGAATTTACACAAGATATGTATCAGGGTAAGAAAACATTAAAAGATTTTCAAAAACTTCCTGAACACAGAAAAGATGCTATTATTAGATATGTGCGTGGTGTTGCTATGACTATGGCTGCTATGTTAGCATATGGATTGTCATCTGATGATGATGATAGTGTAGTGTCACAAAGTATAAATAGAGCAGCATATGCTAGAATACAAGAGCAAAACGTACTCTTTAATCCAGATAGATTAAAGTTTATGGCAGTGCCTCCTAGCGTCAATTATGTATCAGATAGATTAGGGATTTAATTACTATATTTGTAAAAAAAAATAATAATGGCTAATATAAACGATCATTTTAATAAATCATTTAGTATACACGGTAGTAAAATTGTAACTGGAAACACAGCTGTTACAGCTAGTTCTGGTACATATTTTGCTGTACAATTTATTACAGATTGTACACCTACAGCGTTTACGCTAGCTAATGGCGAAGGCACATATAGCGGCATACAATACGGTGAAGGAACTGTTATCTATGGAGATATAACAGCAATTACAGCTGGAGCATCAGAAACATATATTTTATTTAAAAAATAATGTTAGGATTAGGATTAGGTAAGTTTGGCAAAGGCGTTAAGTCTGGCATTGCAAAACTATTAAGTAGTTTAAAAAGACGTGCAGAGTATTTTGAAAATAAAAATGACTCTAAGTCTGAAATAAAAGTTTTAAAAGACTACGAGCTTTTAGACAAAGCTACTATACTACTTACTCCTACTGCAACAAGTAATGCAAGGGTACACTCTGTAAAGACTTATACAGGTGATGAGCTTGTAGCTAACGGTAACTTTGAGGAGCTGGGTGATGAGTTGGTTACAAATGGTGATTTTTTAACAAGTGGAGATGTAACAACGAGCAGTTTCAGTTTAGGTTGGAAAATAAATGCTTCAGACAACTTAGGTGTATCAATAGTTAATAATCAATTGTTATTATCAAGACCTGTAGGCGAGAACTCTGATTACGGAAGAGCTTATGCTACTAATGGAGTTAATTCTATAAGCGTAAAGCCTTCAGACCATGCAGGAAAAACATTTAAGTTAGAGTTTGAAATTGTAGCAAAAACAGGAACTCCTACTTTAAAATGGTATAACAACGGATATATTACTTTTAGCGACACTACTTTAGGTAAAAAAACAATATATTTTACTTCATCAACAAATAGATTAGTTGTATTCTTGCAAGAACACGAGGGTTCTTCTATAACTTTAGATAATATATCGTTGAAAGAAGTAGACGCTAATGATAGATGGACTTTAGGTACAGGTTGGAGTATTGAAGATGGTAAGGCATCTTGTGATGGAACGGGATCATTAACCTCTCAAAATATTATTGAACAAAACAAAACATATTTAGTTTCTTTTGATGTAGTAAATTATACTTCAGGTGATATTAGGTCAGTTTTTAGTGCCGACGCAGGAACCTATTCGGAAAATATCAATAGTGTAGGTACATACACAAGGTTTATTACAAGTTCAACAACATCAGGTAAACTTCAATTTTTCCCAAATCCAAGTTTCAATGGCTCAATAGACAACGTATCAGTAGTAGACGTATCATCAGACTTTGACTTCGATAGAGCAAGTAGTGCTACAAGAATAAACTCTAGTGGTTTAGTACAAGATATGCAGAGTATTACTGACCCTGAATTAGTACTTAATGGTGACTTTGAGGAGTTAGGTGATGAAACTACACCTGCATCTGATTTTAGTACATCAGCCTTTGAAACTAATCCAACTTCAGGCTCTGTTAGTGAAAGCAATGGAACTTTAACTTTTAATAACTCTACATCATCAGGAACACAAGTTCAATTAAAAAATAGAAGTATATCAGATAGCAATACCTACAAAATAACATTTACGCTTTCTGATTTTACATCAGGAAGTTTTAGAATGAGTGTAGGTAACAATTTAACTGATACTATAAATTACAATGATGTAGGTGCAGAAGGAACTCATACGTTTTATGTAACAAAAACAGGTGGTAGTGCTAGAAATTATTTTTATACAGGAGGTACAAGCGTTGTAGTTTCTAATATATCAGTAAAAGAAGTAGACCCTAATGATAGGTGGAGTGTAGCAAATAGTGATGCAAATAATTATGTAGAATTTACAGAGGGTTTTGCTAGATTAAAGTTTTTAAACACAAGTCCAATAACAACATTAAGTAGTACTTTAACATTAGAGCAAGATAAAACTTATGAATTAGTAGTTGATGTACACGATGTAACAAGTGGTGCTATTAAAATTGATGCAGCAGGATTGTCTGAACTTTTTAATGCAGAAGGAGTTACAACAAGATATTTAAAACCAACAGGCAATACTACATTAAGTTTTTATAGAGCAACTTCTGATGTAGATGTAACATTGGCTAGTGTATCAGTAAAAGACATTACATTTAGTGATGATGTAGATTTAGCTAGAATAAACTATGATAGTAATGGAGAGAATGGTCATATATTGTTAGAGCCTACTTCTGAAAACAAAGTAACTTATAGTGAGGATTTTAGCGAGTGGACTAACACAGATATAACTTTTGGTACAGATGGTATATCTCCTAGTGGTGAAACAAATGCTAATTTAATACAAACAGGAACGGCAGGAAGCGACCAAGTAAGCAAGGTTTTTACATTATCAGCAACTAATACTACAACTTATAGCGTTTTTATAAAACGAGTAAGTGGTGCTGAATGGATAGATTTTTTAATTGTAAAATCAGGTTTTAGTAATTCATTAAAAGTTTGGTTCGACATTAATAATGGTACAGTAGGAAGTAATAATGCAACAGGTACAACTAGTTTTGATAGTGCTTCAATAGAAAATTATGGTAACGATTGGTATAGACTTATTGTAACAACTACTGACAGCACCAATAATACTTCATTTAATATAAGAGTTAGAACTGCTAGTGCTGATGGTTCAGATACTAGAGTTAATAACTCATCTTACTACTTATGGGGTATGCAACTAGAAGCCTTATCCTACGCTACATCGTACATACCTTCACTAACGGGTAGTACAGTTACAAGAGCAGCAGAAACACTAAATGGTAGTGGCAATAGTACATTAATAAACTCAACAGAGGGTGTGTTATATGCAGAGATAGCTGCACTAGCTAATGATGGAACTTTTAGAGAAATAAGTTTAAACGATGGTTCAAGTAATAATGTAGTAGAAATAAGATATAATAGCACAACAAATCAATTTCAATTTATTGTAAGAAATGGTGGAGCTGCTGTTGTTTCTCCATCAATTACGCTTACAAATGCTTTAGAATTTATTAAAGTAGCTTTTAGTTATAAAACTGATGACTATAAAATGTATGTAAATGGGGTTGAAGTAGCGACTGATACAAGTGGCACTATGCCTAGTGGACTTAATAATCTATCTTTTGATTGGGGTGGTAGTAACCCTTTCTACGGTAAATGCAAAGCACTAGCAGTATTTAATGAGGCTTTAAGTGATGACGAACTAGAATTACTAACAGGTGTAACTAATTATGGTTCATTCGGTGAACTAGCATCAGCTAACGGATATACAATAATATAATGGGAAAAGGTATAGTAAAATTAGGTGAAGGTAACTGGGCAGTTAAAGATGGTAATCTACTAGCTGCTAAAGAAACCAATGGTAGATTTAAGAATGCAGAGTTTACTGTTGCTAGAGGTACTAGAGCTACTTATGTAGGTAGAGATGGATTAATTAAAGAAAGCAATCTACAAGTTACTAACTTAGTTCAAAACGGTGATTTTGAGGAGTTGGGTGATGAGTTGGTTACAAATGGAGGTTTCGATACTGATAGTGATTGGGGTATAAGCAGCTATGATACTATTATAGAAGATGGTGTTGCTAAATTTCCTACTACTAACGGAAGTTTTTTAATACAATCAAGTGTTGTTCCTGCATCTGTTAAACAATATAGACTACAATATGATGTTGTAGAAACTAATGGAGGAAGTTTAAGATTAAGTGGTGGCTCATCTGCTTTTGCAACAACTTCATTAAATAGTTCATTAGGCACACATACTTTTTATTTGCAAAGTAATGGAACTCAAACTAACTTACAATTTAACAATCAATCTAGTTTTGTAGGTTCAATAGACAACATATCATTAAAAGAAATAGACCCTAATGATAGGTGGACTTTAGGTGGTGGTTGGTCTATTGTTAATGGCGAAGCAGTACATACAGGTTCAGGAAATTATATAGAACAAGGTTCTTTAACACCAGGCAACCAATACAAAGTTGTTATTGTTGTAACACAAGCAGATGGTGTTGGTTTTCCTCAAATATATATGGGTGGTTTAACAACTGCTATGGCTTCTCCTGATACTTACACTTTTTATATAACTGCACAAAGTGGTGATACAATAAAGCTAAGAGGTTTAAACGATTGCAAAATAGGTAGTGTATCAGTACAAGAAATAAAAACAGATACACCTCGTATAGACTTTACAAATAATACTGATGGTCATTTATTACTTGAACCACAGAGTACTAATCTTGTTCCTTATAGTCAGGATTTTCAGCAAGGTTGGTCTGTTGCTGATGCAACAATAACACCAAACTCTATAACTTCTCCTAGTGGGCAAGATAACGCATTTACATTAACTACTTCTGCTAGTGGAGGTACAGTACAAGAAACTTTAACAATTTCTAATGGCAATTTAACATTTTCTTTATTCGTTAAAAAAGGAACTACAAATGGTGTAAGATTAAGGATTGATGCTGCAACTGACGTAAATGGTTACTTTAATATAAATGATGGCACAATATTCTCACAAACTGATGATGCCAAAATAGAAGTTATAAATGCAGATTGGTATAGAGTTTCAATTTCAGCTAGTGTAACATCTTTTGTCAAAGCTTCTATATATACAACAGATGGCACTACTAGTTATGATAATGGTGCTGTATATATATGGGGCGCACAACTAGAACAACTACCCTACGCAACTTCTTACATACCTACTAATGGCTCAACAGTAACTAGAGATGGAGAAACTTGCACAGGTGCAGGTGAAGCTGCTGACTTTAATAGTTCTGAAGGAGTATTGTATGCAGAGATAGCTGCACTAGCAGATGATATATCACAACAAATAGGTGTTTATGGCGGTTCTTCAACAAAACAATTAAGAATTGAAATAGCTAATAGTGTAATTAGAGCGCAGCTATATAATGGTGCTTATCAAGCTAATATGAGTAGCACACAAACAGTTACAAACTTTAATAAAATAGCTTTTAAATGGAAGGTAAATGACTTTGCGTTATGGATAAACGGAACAGAAGTAGATACTGATAGTAGTGGCACAACTTTTTCTGCTGCAACTTTAGATAATATTAATTTTTCAGCACAAAATGGTAGTTCTAGTAAAGCACAAGCTAAAGTAAAAGCATTAAGAGTATATAAAGAAGCATTAAGCGATACAGATTTAGGAACACTAACAAGTTAATTATGAATAAAATAGGAAAATACGAATTTAATAGTTCAGTACAAGCAGATGATATGATAGCTGCTTTAGGAACAACAACAACAGAATTAGGTGATGTAGTGCCTTCGCACAATCATTGTATAGTTAGACTTGGTTATATTGTTTTAGAACAAGGTGAGTATAACGAAAGTGGTGAGCAAACAAAAGCACCTGTACTATCTGATAAATTTCACGTAGATGTATTGTGGAAAGGCTTAGAGCCTGTTGATGCAGAAGCTGAGGTTTTATCTTATGTTGAGCCTGATGGCTGGTCAGAGTACAGAATAGATTTAGAAGATAATGGCGTACATTCATTTATGGGCCTTGACTATAAAAATTATAAATTCTAATGGCTAATACAAATGACTTATACAATGCAGCGTTAGGTCAATATGGGTCTGCATATTTACTTGCGTCTTCAGGTGTGTATGACGCAACTCCTAACGATTGTACAGTATATGTTATTTCTATAACCATGTTTGAAGATACAACATTTGCAGCTTTACATAACTTACATGGCAATATAGGTTCTATATCTACAGAAAGTGGTGAGTTAGCGCATAACACAGAGTTTGGTACTGCTGTACCAGCAAATCAAATAACGCCATCATATGTGTTTCCTAAAGGTGTTACTATTTATGGTAAATGGGATTATGTAAGAGTAGCAACAGGATCGTGTGTATGTTACATAGCTCCACAACCAACAAAACTAATAATATGATGGGCGTTGTGAACACATTATTAACGCCTGACTATGTAGTTGAAGACATAGTATACATTGACCCATTAACTGTATCTGGATTACTTACATGGCATGAAAGAGATAATCAAGTTTTGTCTGGTTCAGATGTAAGAACTTGGCCAAATCATAGTTCATTGTCTGCTTCTTACGATTTGTCTTCTCCGTCAGCTAGCACACAGCCACAAAAAATTGGAAACAAAGTATATTTTGACGGCACTCACATATTACAAATGGCTACAATAAACTTGCAAAAGTTTACTATGTTTTTAGTAATAGATCCTGATGAAACACAAACGTTGTCTAATGACGGTGTAATTGGTAGAGCTTTTAATGACTTGATAAAAGTATATAGAGGCTCTAGTCCAACCAGAATTAGTTTTAGATTTAATGGCGTTAATTACGATATTAACGCATTATCACAATCTTATCCAAGTGGAGAGTTTGTAATGACTGTAGTTAGAGATGGCGCAGGAACTATAACTGTAAGGTTTAATAAAACGCAAGTTGGTACTAGAAGCTCTTTAATATCAAGTATTTTTGATGTTAATCAAATAGGAAGTGGTACTTACAGCGGTGTACAATACAATGGTTACATAAATGAATTATTAATATACAATGGCGATTTA